TGTATGACAAGAAGCTGGAATACCCAGTAAAAATAACCAAGCCCGACGCCAAGATGGCGAAGCTGATAATCACCCAATACGGAGGCCCTGACGGAGAGCTCGCCGCCTCCCTGAGATACCTGAGCCAGAAGTTTTCAATGATAACGCCTCAGGCAAAGGCCATCTTAAATGACATCGGCACCGAGGAATTGGCTCAGTGAGGTTATCAAGAACAGAGGCCGCCCCGCAACGCGGAACGGCCTTTGCATTACTTCTTGGAAGGGGGGATAGACGACGGGAGCCGGGGATACAGCACTAGATCAAAACCATCGGGGGTGCCGCCATCCCGAGCGCCGCGCTCCTTGGTGTAGACCACCTTGTCGAGAACGCTCTTGAGCATATCATTCTTGGCCTTAGCGTCCGGCAGGTCGTTGTAGACGGCCAGCAGGTGTTCGACCTTCGGGATTATATTCCGACGGCTCTCCTCTCGGGCGACGTCAAGGGCGATTTCCGTTTCGATAGCCTCGAGGTTGTCTTTAACGGATTGAATTTTCTCAGCAAGGACGCGGGAGCGCTCGAGAAACTTCTCTGTGGAGTAGACGCCTTGCTCCAACAGGTCGTGCACATTGTCGAGCTGCTTATCCAGCGCAGCTAGCTCACTGTTCAGGCGTTTGGCTGCCCGGCGCTTTTGCTCAAGCTGAGAGGAGTTCTGCGGAGCATTAAGGCCCCATTCGAGGCGGTAATCCTCAAGCCATTCCCGAAGCCCGTCAAGTACGCGCTGTTCGACGAAAGAAAGGCGGGAGGAAACATTATGGCAGGAGGTGGCAGCACATATGAGGGAAGCCGGTTGCCCGTTACTGTAAGGGCGGCGCACCATTCGGCGGCCACACTCCCCGCAGATCACCAGCCCTGAAAGAGGATTACTGACCGTATAGCGCTCCCCAACAGGGCGAGGAGGATTTTTTGACATAAGCTCTTGAGCGCGGTTGAATTGCTCCTCGGTAATAATTTTTGGATGCAAGCCATCCACGATAACACACTCCTCAATAGGGGTACGGGGCCGCTCGACGACGAGTTTGCCGTCCACCATCCTTTTCACCTGAGGCCGCCAATTCCAACGGACTTTTCCACAGTACACAGGGTTGATAAGGATATCCCGGACAGACGCCACGGCCCAGTTTCCTCCCATTCTCGTGGGAGCCTTGAGCGCATCGAGGCGGCGGACAATCAGGGAAACGCCAAGACGCTTGCGGGTACCGTCTGGTAGCAGCTCCCCGGCGGTGTATAGGTCATAAATAAGCCGGACTGCATCGGCCTCCTCGGGGACGATTTCGAGGGTAAAGCCCTTGTCATGTTCCAGCTTCACGCGGCGGTAGCCGTAAGGGGGCTTGTTGCCGACGTACTTGCCCTCCTTGACAGAGGCGACGCGACCGCGCTGCAAACGACGGTTAATAGTCTTGTACTCACGCCGGGACATAAAAAGCCCAAACTCGAAATACTCTTCGTCATACTCATTGTTCGGGTCATAGGTTTTGAGCGGGGTTATGATTTTGGTGTTGGAGAACTTGAACGTCTGCGCAACAATCCCCTGGTCTACAGTGTCGCCGCGAGCCAGGCGCTCCACCTCCATGACGAGAACGCCCTCCCAGGCACCTTGCTCGACCTCGGAAAGAAGCCTCTGCATGACAGGCCGGGCAGCAATCGTATCGCCGGAAACGACTTCCCGATAAATTTCGGTGACATTGATACGCTGGCGTTTGGATAGCTCCAAAAGGGCCTTTTCGTGACGGGCCAGAGTTTCACCCTCACCACGGGATTCGGCCTCTGCGTCGGCGCGGGACTTGCGTAAGTACATACAGTAGGGCACGGATATCACCTCCTGTGCGTCGCTTTGCGAGGCTTCGTGAAATCAACATAGGTCAACCCGCCGACGACATCGACGACCCCGCAGCACTCTCGTAAACGCCGTTCTTGACGTTAAAGGCGATCTCCATATCAGCCTGCATGAGCTTATCCAGCAGGGCAGAGACTTCGTTCTTGAGCTGCCCTTGCAAGGCCATGAGGTCAGACAGAGTTACCGGGTCAGTGATAGCACCGCCGGAGGCTTCAATCATCTTGCGGATATCGGCACGAAATGATTGCAGGGAGTGAAGCAGCTCTTGGTATATGCGCAGACGCTCCGGGCGGGCTAACTGCATATCCCGGTTGAGGAGCAGGTAGAAGTCGTCGAAGCACTTGGAGACGACTGAGCGAAGCTCCGGCGGCAGAGACTTGAAATGGCGCTCGAAGTTTACGCGGTCGTTGTAGAAGACCTGCTCGACGTGGTTGCGCTCGTCAGAATAGCCAAGCAGGTAATCAGTGGACACGCCGAAATATGAGGCCAGAAAGCAGATGGTCTCAAAGTCGGGCTCTTTTCCCTCAGTTTCATAACCGGAGACGGTGGAGCGCTTTTTGTGTATAAGGCGGGCCAAATCCTCTTGCGTCATGCCCTGCTCTTTACGCAGGGAGATAAGTCGGGCGGAAAACTTTTGCATTGTAGCACCTCCATAGAATTTAATTATACCGCCTCTGCCCCGTTTTGTGTACCATTTGCCCCGAAAATCGGCACGACAGGATAAAAAAATAGAATCTGCTTGAAAAAAACTTGACAGTGCCCCAAAAAGGGGCTATACTAAGAACGCAGACCCGAAAGGGGACACAAGAAGGGAGGGAAAACAGCATGAGAGTGAGACTGCAACGACTTCGGGAGGCCCAAGGGTACACACAGCAGACATTCAGCGAGGCGCTGGGCATAAGCCGCAGCCACCTATCGCAGATTGAAACCGGGGACAAGGGGCCGGGATTTAAACTGGCCTTGCGGATGAAGCGGGTGTTGAATTACTATGGCGACGACCTTTTCGACGATATCACGCCCGGCGGCCACAAGTAATTTTTTTACCTTGTTTTGACCCAAAACGGGACAAATGGAACAAGGAAAGATGCAATACAGTCAAGTTTAGCGTCGCTGCCCTTGTTTCAACCTACGACTATTTTACCGCAGGAGGAGGCGGAAATAAATGCCGAGACAAGCTACAAAGGCTACGGGCAATAGGTACTTTGAGGCACGAATGGAGGCCGCAAAGTGGAACGAAAAGCTCTTGACAAGGGCTGGGGCGGTTGAATACCTCCCCGGCGTGACGGAGGACAGCCTCAAGAAATACGAGCTGGACATCAACCGCCCGCCAAACGTCGTAGTCGCACTTATGGCCGACGCATACAGCGAGCCGGAGCTTCGCACTTGGTACTGCGCGAATGAATGTCCGCTGGGCAAAGATTGTCGGGAGATACCCGACATGCCGCCGGAGCGAGTGCTTATCAGGCTGCAAAATGCGAAGACAGAAATAAACTCTGTGGCTTCCTCGCTGTCTTCTATACTGGACGACGGGGTAGTAGACGAGACTGAGGTGAAACAGTTACCACAGTTGCGGGACGAGCTGCTGGAAGTCAGACGGCGGATGGACGAGGCACTGGCTGTGCTTGAAAAAATCCCCAAAAGGCTGGCCTCTGAATAAGGACAACCGCTCTCGGAATAAAGATGCTGGGAGGAGGTTGGTAGCATGACCGACGAAGGGAAAAGCCCCCATATCGTGAGAGAGTTTACCGTGGGCAACACCAGAATCAAGATAGCGGACGACTGCTGCCGAGACAAAACCCCGGAGGACGTGCAACGGATTCTCAAGGAAATTGCACAGATGGCGCAAGCCGCAATTACGGCGGCGGCATATGCAGAAGAACAAAAGACAAACGGCGCTTAAAGCGCCTAACAGGACAAGCCTACGGACGCAAAGAAACGTGCCTTAGAGGCAACAAAAAAAGAAAGGCAAAAAGAGGATGAAAAAGTTTGCAATTATTATGCTAGTGGCGCTGCTCAGCGCCCTGTGCATGGGCGCTTACCTCCCCCCGGAGGAAGAAGGGTTTACATATGCGCCCTTTACCCAGCAGGAGACGGCCCACGAGATAGCGGAACTGGCGCGGAGCATGGGACTGCCGGAGGACGACCCGATTATCGTCAGAGCGAGGGATCTCTGGTGGGAGGCACAAAAGCAGTTCTGTGAGGACAGGGACGCTGTTGCGACTTTGCTTGGAAATGAGGCTGGCTACGGCTGCTCAGACCGTCACATGGAGCTTGTAGCGGCTGTACCTGTTAACCGCTGCCGCTCTGACAAATTCCCTGACACCATTTACGAGGTCATTGTCCAGAAAAATCAGTATCATCCCGATTACGCAGACCCGAACAGCTATTATGGCCGCAGGGCCAGGGCTGACGCCGAGAGCTGGGCAAAGTACCAGGAGATAGCAGCGCGAGCACTGCGGGGCGAAATCGAGTGTGACCCCAACGTGCTGTATCAGGCAGAGTTTGTGCAGGGCACCGGGATTTATGAGACGCATCAGACAAATTACTCCACCACTTATTTCTGCTACGGATAGGAGGGCAAATATGGAACGATTGGCACACAGGGACGATAAAGGCTGGTACATAGTGGGCGAGAACGGGGATAGGCTGCGCGGGGCTCATGTTGACCGCCTCGCCGCCTATGAGGGCACCGGACTGGAGCCGAAGGATATCAACGATTTTACGGAACGCCGGAAAAAGGCTGTAAAACTTGGCGGACTTGTTAGGCAGTACGGTATTGACCGCCTCTGTGAACTAGTGGAGGCCGAGAAGGACGGTCGGCTGGTGGCGCTGCCGTGCAAGGTTGGGGATACGGTGTATATACCTAATTACGCAAGTATCGCCATACCGTTGAGAGTGCAGGGTATTTCGGTTACTGCCACAGGGCGAACTATTTTGCACTTTGGCGGATTCCCGATTAAGAGTGAGTGGGGCGACGAAGTGGGCGAAACCATCTTTCTGACCCGCGAGGAAGCGGAGGCGGCGCTGGGGCTGCGGAAAGGAGAAGGAGATGGATAGAGAAATTCCGCTTTCAAAGCAACAGGCCGACGAGCTGTGGCTTCAAGCGGAACAGAGCCTTGGAGCAGAGATAGCGCCGTTGGAATGGCACAAGGCGCGGGCCAGCGCGCAGCGCAAGCTTGACGACCTCATTAAGAGGTTTGGCGACGATGGAGGAACAATGCGTGAGCCATGGTATTTAGCTCAACTCATAGCGGAGGCTGTAAGAAGCGACCGCCTCTCACGGTACTGTCACAGATTAATGGAGTTACGAGAAGAACAAGGGACAAAAAAGGACAGCCCGTGTCCGAAAACACAGGGCCGCCCCTCATTCCAACCCTATTGTATCACCGCAGCTCCAAAAATGCAATAGGAGGATTCACAATGGCAAACGAATTAACTACACAGGGCGCCGGAAATGCGCTGATGATTACCCAGCAATACCCGGCAGAGCAGTACAACCTACTTGTTCCCATGCAGACGGTGGCCGAGATTGCCGACATTCACAAGCCCGTGATGAACGTTGTGCAGATCTCCACCGACCTCGAGGACAAAGAAATCTATGTGCAGGAAAAGGCGAAAAAGGCGTGGAGAGACAAGCAGGGCTACGATCACCCGGCGACCCCCGCAGGCTATGCCCTCACCAAGAAGGGCCTCAACAAGCTCATGCGGGCGGCGGGTATCAAGATTTTGTGTACCCGGCCCATCATCCCCTCCACCTGCCAGAAGTGCGCGGAGGTCAACCGCAGCATCGGCCGCCCGGTCAACTGCGGGGCCTGCGGAAACAAGGATGTGAAATTCGAGGCCCGTATCTCCGTCCCCCAGCTTACCGGGGAGAACATCGAGATTGTGGCCCACAAGGAGATCATCGTGCAGGACGTGACCGACGGCATGACCGATATGCAGCGGAAGGAATTTCTCAAGTTCCGCTCAGAAATGTGCGAGACCAAGGCCATCAACCGGGCGCTCCGGGCGGCCATGCACATCAAGAGCACCTACACCATCGAGGAGCTGAAAAAGCCCTTCGTGGTGGCCTACCTCGTCCCGAACCTCAACAATGATGCAGTCAAAGCGGAGGCAGTCAGACATATGTTTACCTCGACACAGGAGCTTTACGGCGGTCATATGCCGGATGCCCGCAAAGCCATCTTTATCGAGGACGACGTGGAGGAGGGCATGGAGTACGAGGCACCCGGTAAGCCGATAACAGGCACCTACGCATACCAAGAGGCCCCGGAGGAGCCTCCCCGCGAAGCACAGCGGAGACAGCAGCAGGCGGCCCCGACCCCGGCATCTGCCCCGGCACAGTATGTGGACTACCAGCAGAGCTATGACGAGACCTGCTGCTCCGCCTGCGGAGCCGAAATTCCGCCGAGCGTTTCGGACTATTCCATTCGCTACTATGGGCGGCCCCTCTGCCGGGACTGCCAGAGAAAGGAGCCTCGTAAATGATTAAGATTTTACACACAGGTGACCTCCACCTCGGCAATTTTCCCGGCCCGGAGAAGGACGGAGAGAATGTCCGCTTCCTCGACATCTGCAACTGCCTCGACGCGCTGGTGGCGGGGGCACGGGAGCAGCAGCCGGATATTGCGGTTATTGCAGGAGACATCTTCCATCAGGCGAGAGTATGGAGCGACCGGGGCCTCAAAGAGCAGCAGACAGCGGTAAAGTTCCTTCGGGAGCTTTCGCAAATTTGCCCGGTGGTTGTCATGCGCGGTACCCCCAACCATGACAGCGAGCAACAGTTCAAGACACTGAAAAGCACTTTCGAGGACAGCGGCTCAGTCCATATCGTCACTAAGCCGGGAGTAGCTGAGTATCACAGCTACGATGGTAAGGCCGTCCAAATCGCCTGCGTCCCCGGCTTTGACCGGGGCTACTACCGGGCAAAGCACCCCGGTCTCTCCTCAGAGGAGGAGAACGAAGTGTTCACAAAGGCTGTCGAGGACATCATTCTCGGTCTCAAGGCCAAGTGCGAGCCGGGCATCCCCTCAGTTCTGATGGGGCACTTCACCATAACCGGGGCAAACATGGAGAGCGGCCAGACGGCATTTTTCAGCCAGTTTGAACCTGTCGTTTATCCCGACACCTTGACTGCGGCAGACTTCGACCTCGTATGCTTCGGCCATATCCACAGGCCGCAGCAGCTTGAGGGCTGCAAAAACACGTTCTACTGTGGAGCAATTTCGGCCCTCAACTTCAACGACGAGGGGCAGCAAAGAGGGTATTACATTCACGAACTCGCGGAGAACGAGGGAGAGGTAAGCGACAACGCATTTTTGGAACTCCCTACAAGGAAATACCTCACTATACGCCTCAAGGACGACGACATCAAAGGGATAAACGAGAACGGCCCGGACTGGCTTTACAACCTACCGATGTTCGACGGCGGAGAGGAAACACCCGCGAAAGGGAAAATCATCAGAGTGCTTTACGACTGCACTGACGAGCATAACAAGGCGTTCAACCATGCCACGCTCGAAAACTGGCTGTACGAGGCCGCCGGAGCATTTTGGGTGCAGGAGATTACCCCGCAGAAAATAACCATCACGGTAGACCGCAGGAGCATGGAGGCGGACGGCACCCCGGAGAGCAATCTCACGGACTATCTGACGGAGAAGGGCCTCGCCCCGGAGCGCGTAGGCGAGCTGGTGGAGTTGGCCTGGCCCATAATCGCAGAGGCCACCGAAAAGGCCACGGCGGAGCGGCACACGGGACTGTTCGTCCCTGTGGAGATTGAGGTCAAGAATTACCGCAACTACCGCGAGGAGAGATTCAGCTTTGACCCCATCCGCTTCTGCACTATCAACGGCAGCAACGGCGTAGGCAAGAGTAGCCTATTCATGGACGCTATGCTGGACGCGCTTTTCGAGGAGCCGCGAGAGGGCGAGCTGACGGGCTGGATTTGTAACGACCCGGAGGCCCGGAGCGGGGCCATCAAGTTTACCTTTAAGCTGGGCGACCGCCTCTACCGGGTGACGCGCACCCGGCAGAAAAGCGGCAAGGCCACGCTGAACATCTCGGAGTACATTGACGGAGAGTGGGAAAACCGCTCCAAGGAGAAATTCAAGGACACGCAACAGGAAATTGAGAACATCATCGGCATGGACAGCCTCACCCTCAAGGCTTGCGCCCTTATCATGCAAGACCAGTACGGCCTCTTTTTGCAGGCAGACAAAGAGGCCCGAATGAATATCCTCGGCAGCATTTTGGGGCTGGGGATTTACACGGGCATGGAGGAGCTGGCGGCGGACAAGGCCACCGATACCAACCGGGCCGTCCGTACCCTCATGGACAAGGCGGACGCGATCACCGCAGGGCTACCAGACCGGGCGGAGCTGGAAGCTCAAATCGCCTATCAGGAGCAGAGCCAAAAGAACTACGAGGAGGCGGCGGAGAAAAAGGCGGCAGAGGTGGACGGCCTCAAGGTCAAGCTGAATACCCAGCTTGAAGCGGCTGGCCGGGTACTCCGGCTCAACAGCAAGATTACCACTCTTACCGGGCAGAAAGCCTCCAAAGAAGCGGCCAAGACCACGCAGGTCGCCATTATGACAGCGGCGGACACCATACTCGCGGCAGAGGCAGAGATCACCACAGGCGTGGCGGAGTACAACGCCATGTTGGAGCAGGAAAAGGAGCTTATCAAGGGTAAGGCCACCTACGACAACCTCGCCGCCCGGAGCAGGCAGCTCAACGGCGAGCTAGCACAGGCGGAGGCCTCAGCGGAGGAAATGCGGAAGAAGAAAGCCGCCATTACGCTGACGAAAATCGCGCCCCTGCAACAGGCCCTTGACCGCGAAGTAGAGCTGGCTGCGAAACATGCAGAGTACGAGACCACCACTGCCCGCATAGCGGAGCTGGAAGCCCTCGCGCCGGACTACGAGGCAAAGAAAAAGGAAGTCACGACGGCGGAGGAAGAAGTGTTCCGGCTCGAAAGCGGCTACGGAATACAAAAGGCCCAAGTGGAGGCGCAGATAAAGGCCCTCAAGGAAAAGGTCGAGCTGCTGAATAACAGTGGGTGCCCAAACACAGAGACTGCTACCTGCCGTTTTCTCTCCGATGCGCTTGCGGCAAAGCAGGCCCTTCCCGCCGCAGAAAAGAAGCTGGCCGACATCGGGCAGGAGTACGAGAAAGACAGTCAGGCCGCTCTCGAAGCCCTCTCTATGGCGCGGACGGCCCTGACCGACAGTTTATACCACCCGGAGGAAATCGACGCTCTCCGCGCCTCTCAGCGCGCCCTCGAGGCCGTCGAGCGGGATTACCAGGGCCTTGCGGCACAGAGAAACGAGCTGGAACTCTACACGGAGCGGCTGTCGGAGCTGGAAAAGACCTTAGCCGACGCGGAAGCACAGGCCGGGAAGCTCAAGACCGAAATTTCCGAGGTCGGGAGACAGCTCGCGGAGGTCGAAGCGGCCAGTGCGGACTACGACAACTTGCAGCAGGCTATCGCCAAGGCCCGGCAATGGCTGGACAAGGAGAAACAGCTCCCAGTGGCGCGGGAGCAGAAATCGGCGGCGGCGCAGCGCGTTCTTGAGCTGGGGACGGAAATTGAGGTCATTGAAAAGGAAATTGCCGAGGCCCGGACAGAGCTGGCGGAGGAGCAGAGCAAGACCGTCGGCAAGGAGGAGCTGCAAGCGCAGGTGGACGCAGCGCAGGCCGAAATCAAAGCCCTTCAAGAGCTGGCACAAAACGCTGCTATGGCGCTGGGAGGCCTCAAGGCGCAGGTGGAGCAGGCGGAAAAGAAAACGGCAGAGGTCGAGGAGCTGCAGGCGCAGGTGAACGCGCAGGCGGTCAAGGCTGCCGGGTATGAGGAGCTGAAAAAGGCGTTCTCGCAGGACGGCATTCCCCACAACATCATCCGCAGCATTATCCCCATCTTCGAGGCGACGGCTACCAATATCCTCGGCCAGATGTCGCAGGGCCGCATGAGCGTCGAGTTCGTGACGGAAAAGACACTGAAATCCAACAGCAAAAAAGAGGTCACGACCCTCGACATCATTATCAACGACAGCGACACCGGGCGGCTCCCGTACATGAGCCGGAGCGGTGGCGAAAGGGTAAAGGCTGCGCTCTCCGTTATTCTTGCCCTTTCAGAGATCAAGAGTAGCAAAGCCGGAGTGCAACTTGGCTTCCTGTTCATTGACGAGCCGCCCTTCTTGGACGCGGACGGCACCCAGGCATACTGCGGAGCGCTCGAGACTATCCAGCGCCGTTACCCGAACACCAAGATTATGGCAATCACCCACGACGAGACATTTAAGGCCCGGTTCCCGCAGAGCGTCACCGTCTACAAGGACGAGGCCGGGAGCCATGTGAGGACAGATTGATGGAGAAAGAGCAGAGGGCGCAGGAGCTTGTGCTTCAAAACAAGGACGACCGGGAAGCCGTGGCGCTGGCCCTTTACCGGGCGGGCTACACAGTCCGTGAACGGCGGCGCAGGGAAGGGAACAAATCGGTCGTATATCTGGAATACTGGAAGTAAAACAAGGCCCGCCGGGGGCCAAACCCCGGCGGGAGGCAAAGGAGGCAAAGTCATGTCCCGAAGGGAACAGCCATATATCCCACTCTACGTCATGGATTTCCTGACGGACGAGAAACTGCGGGAGTGCAGCGCGGAGAGCGTCGGAGTTTACATCATGCTCATGTGTGTTATGCACAAGCAAGACGAATATGGAACGATTATGCTCCGGGAAAAAGACCGCCAGGGAGAGGACATCATTCGGGATTTTTCAATAAAGTTGGCGAAACATCTTCCATTCGGCGTAGAGGTTATAGGAAACGCATTAAAGGAGCTGTTGGACGAGGACGTGATACAGATGGACGGCAACCGTATTCTGCAAAGGCGAATGGTTAGAGATGCCGATGTCAGCGAAAAACGCTCCGCCGCCGGGAAAAAGGGGTCGTATTCCACCAACAACAAACTTGCCGCAGCAAAGTCGTCGGCAAACCCTTCGACAAACGACGTAGCAAAACCGGAGGAAGCGCCGGGGGCCGAAAGCGGGCAGTGCGCTCCTAGAGGCACTTATGAGGAAATTGCGAAGCTTTACAACGATATTTGCGTTTCCTTCCCTCGTTTGAGAAGCCTTTCGGACGCCCGCAAAAAGGCGATCAAAGCGCGGCTGACGAATGGATACACGGTGGATAGCTTCAAGGAGCTTTTTCAAAAGGCGGAAGCCAGTAGCTTTTTGAAGGGCAAAAACGACAGGAATTGGCAGGCGACTTTCGACTGGCTGATTAAGGACAGCAACATGGCAAAGGTCATTGACGGAAACTACGCAGACAAAGGAGGCGGAAATTATGGCTCTTACCAAAATAGGAGCTTCAACGACGGAGGTTCAGCAGACCCCAGCCAATTCAAGCCCTCAACAGGCTTCGGAGGCGAAGGGAAGAAATAATACCCTCGTTACCCCGCAGGAAGCGCGGGAACTGGGCTTGCATTTTCAGCACAGGCCGCCGGAGCCGGGCCGATGTGAATACTGCGGAAAGCCCTTAGTACCAAAGGGCGTTGCGCTTGGAGGCGCGGTTATTGCGTGGCAGCCCACCCTCCCCCGCTGCGACTGTGAGCAGGCTCAAGCCTATTGGGAGGAGCAAGACAGGCTGGAAGCAGAACGCAAGGCAGCCAGGAAGGAGGAACAGCGCCGCCAAGCAACGCAGAAGCGGATAGTCAAACTCTTTGGCGAAAGCGGCATCAAAAAGCGTTTTCAACAGCGCACCTTCGCAAATTTCCGCTGTGATACACAGGAGCGCATAAGGAGCTACAAGCTCGCCAAGGATTACGCAGATAATTTTGCTTACCACCGGGAGCGTGGCGACGGCCTTTACATAGAGGGTACCAACGGGACAGGCAAAACACACCTCGCGGTAGCCATAGCGTTGCAGCTTATCGGAGAGGGTATACCCGTTATCTGCAAGACGCCTGGCAACCTTTTGCAGGACATCAAAAAGTCATTTGATTCCGGCAAGGTGCAAGAGTATGAGATATTGGACATTTATAAGCAGGTTGACTTGCTGATAATCGACGACCTCGGCAAAGAGCAATGCACCGACTGGGGCATGAGCACCCTTTACTCCATTCTCAACGACCGATATGAGGACATGAAGCCTACCATCGTCACCACAAACTATAACACAGACGCACTCGCGGCAGCCCTCACCCCAAAAGGCTACGACAACACCAAAATCGTGGCGATTATAAGCCGCCTCCGGGAGGTCAGCACTGTTATGACAATGGCGTGGGCGGATATCAGAGGCAGAGAGGAGGCACAGCAATGATAACAGAGAAAGAGCGCAAGAACCGCGACGAGCTTTTCAAGCTCATGCAGGAGAACCCGGAGCTGCCTGTCGTCCCTATGGTAGACGGCGAAATCGTCGTAGACGATTGGTGCTGTCGCTGGAAGGGTAGCTGGGGCAGCAGTTACATCGGAGAATATGTCGAGGGCGACGAGCGGATTTATTTCCGGGACGACGATGAAATTGAGGATGTATTGAATCACTGCATTGGCGGAGTTGATTTTTACGAACTGCCGGAATCGGAAGCCGAAAGGGCCTATGAAAACCTCCCTTGGGTTAAGGCGATCATCGTAGATATTGACTTGCCGGATTAGGGGGGCGCTCATGGACAAGCAGCCGGAGAGCGAGAAATTTACTGTCCCGGCCCGACGCTGTAAACGCTGCGGCGGCCTCCTCACCAGCGCAGAGGCCATCCGGGACGGCTACGGTAGCTGTTGCCTGCGGAAAATGCGGGAGGAGGCGCGAGCCAAAGAACAGCTCAAGAACCAGTGTAGCCTATTCGACGGAGAGGAAGGGCAGAGCCAATGAGAGAACATGAAGGAAAGCAGCGGACAAAATGTCCCCTTTGTGGAGGGCAAATAGAAATATCGTACCTTTGCCAATACTCCCACACCTACAAGCTGACGAAATCCGGACGAATTTCAAAGCGCTACACCACTGTTGACAACGGGGCTATGGAGGTCGCTGTGGCCGGGTGCTGTTGCGGAGCGAATTGGGACAACGAGGAGTTTTTTATCGACAGCGAGGGCCATTTCATTGATTACAAGTACAAGGAGGAGCCATGAAAGAGATATACCGGGAAATCTGCGAAAGCCTCGATTGGAGCGTCACCAGCGACGGAGACGGCAATATCGAGCTTGAGAAGCACAGCCCCGCCGGGGAGGACTTCATTATCACCGTAGGCGAGGAGGGCTTTGCGGACAACGTGAAAGCCTATGCCGCCAGTTTCAGCCAGGAGGAACACATCGAAATGTGGATTTTGGCCCGGCGCAGCGGGACGCGCGGCGTACCGTCCGCCAAAGAGCTGACAGAGGACGCGCAGGCAATCGACGATATGTTGCAGGAGCTGGCCTGCGCCCTCTTTAAGGCGGAGTTGGAGGCGGTGGGGGCATGAGCAAAAGCACTATGAAAGAGCTTGAAGATAGATACCGTGGATTGTGCGCGATTCTGCTTTTTCTTTCCCTCACCAGAGAAATCGGAGACAGTGCGAGGCATGACGTAGCGGTGCAAAAGGCGGAGGCCGGGCTTAAGGCGGTATGTGAAGAAATCGAGGCATTGAAAAGAGAGGGAGTGAGATAAATGGCATATAGCGAACTTAACAAGCATTGTCGGGAGTGCATCTGTCCATCCTGCGACCTTTTCCAGACCTCGGAGTGTCTTGAAGGGGAAGATGGCTGCGACAAGTGCGCCAACGACTGCCACACCACACATTGTTGGTGGCACCCGGATGAACGGGGGGAGGGAGAATACGGTGAATAACGGAGTAGCATACGGGATTTTCATGAATATCGACAGCGCAGACTACACCGACGACGAAAAGGGAACAGCCATTCTCCACGTTTTGAGGATGGAAACCCACAACGGCATCACCAAGGCCGCCATGCTCAAGGTTATCGACTATCTCCTCCACCTTGCATTCGATGTGCGGGAAACGGAGGAGGTGGACGGCGGTGAAAGTGAGGCAAACGACACTTAGAGAGGCGAATGCCTATGTCGAGCAGCACCACCGTCACCACGACAAAGTTGTGGGCCACAAGTGGAGCCTAGCGGCCTACAAGGACGGTCGCCTATGCGGTGTAGCGATCGTCGGGAGACCAACAGGCCGCAGGCTCGACGATGGGAAGACCTTGGAGGTCACGCGCCTCTGCACCGACGGAACCCGGAACGCCTGCTCTTTCCTTTACGCGGCGGCGGCCAGACGCGCCAAGAGGGAGGGTTACGAGAAAATTATCACATTCATCTTGCAGAGCGAACCAGGCACGAGCCTACGGGCGGCGGGATGGACGATGGAGGCGGCCAAAGCTGGGAAGCCAAAATGGAACGCAGAGCGGTACAGCAATCGCCCGGTACAGCTTACCTTGTTCCCCAAAAAGGAGCCGCCAGCGGAGTACAAGCAGCGGTGGGCGAAAAAGCTGACGACAAAGGAGGACGGCTGTGTATAAAAACCAAGAGGACTATCCCGACCCGACCGCAGGCGCAACTTACAGCGCCATGACTTGTACGGTAAGGAAACAAGTACGTGCGGATTTTTCCAGAACCTGCAAAGGTTGCAATCATGTAGTAGACGAATCCGCCGGAAAAGGGAAAATGTGGGCCAAATGCACCGCACCGGGGCCGCACCAGGGGCGCGTTGTGGGGAACGGGCAATTCCCTCCATATGTCCCTGCATGGTGCCCACTGATGTAAGAAAAGGAGAGTACATATGAACAAGACAAAGATTGAGTGGTGCAACAGCACTTGGAATCCGGTTACGGGCTGCCGCCACGGGTGCGAGTATTGCTACGCCCGGAGGATTGCGAGGCGATTCGGAGGCGCAACGGTTTACCAAAAAGGAGAACACGGAGAAGTTTTGGATTGGTGTCTCGTGCCGGAAGATAAAGAAATCTTCATCCTTGACGAACCAATAAAGCGCGGGGATCTAGAAAATATGAAAAATGCCCCATATCCGTATGGGTTTGAACCGACTTTCCACCGCTACCGCCTGGGGGAGCCGCAGACGTGGAAGAAGCCGCAGACTATCTTCGTTTGCAGCATGGCCGATCTGTTCGGGCGCTGGATGCCGACCCGCTGGATAGTGGAGGTGCTGGACGCTTGCCAAGCGGCCCCGCAGCACCGCTACCTGTTTCTCACCAAGAACCCGGAGAGATACTTGGAACTGTGTAAGGTGGCACTCCTGCCTCGCGGCGAAAATTTTTGGTACGGCAGCACCATCACTCGGCCAGACATACCCTACTTTATCGCGGATGGTTATAACACCTTCCTCTCCATTGAGCCGCTGTTGGAGCCTTTCGGCGCAAATGGCGAGGGCTTCCGCAGGCTCGGAGAGCCGCGCTGGTTTATCTTAGGAGCTATGACAGGCCCCGGCAGCCGGGAACACCAGCCGAGCAAGAGCTGGGTAGATGAAATCGCAAACGCGGCAGGCGGAGCGGGGGCAGCGGTCTTTATGAAAGACAGTCTCCTCCCCATCATGGGCGAGGAGAATATGCGCAGGGAGTTTCCTTGGGAGAAGGGGGCGTAGCAGACATGGCAGTAGAGGAATTGCTTGACTTCTGCGCCAAGAGGGAAGTCGGAATTTACGCGGGCTACGACCCCGCTTCTCACAGCATTATATTCAGAATGTGGAAGGAAAATCTTCAACTCGAAACGTCCATATCGCGGGAAGCGGCTGGCTCCGCTGGATTCGGCCTGACCGTAAGAATTGTGCTCCGGGATATGGCCGACAAACTGGACAAAGAACTGGACAAGGGGGCGGGCTAAAGTGGAAAAGCTAAAAATCCAACGCCGGAAAAACGGCGACTACTTGCGGGCCGAGCACTTCGAACTGTGGAGCGGAGCCGAATTTTCACGCCTATATGTTTTGATAGACGGAGAGGAATACGAGGCAGTAAAGACTTTCTGCTGCGAATTCATGTATGAATTTCGCAGTCCAGGTAAGCCAAGCGCTTATGTATGCCTCGCAACCGACAATGGTGAAGGTGAAATTGAAGTTATTTCACCAGAGTTTCTTACCTCTTGTGGGTTTTTGCACGTTTGCAACCATACCTGTGCTTATAAAAAGCAGCGCGCAGAGCAGGCGGCGGGGAGACCCGGATTTATCACCAAAATCGGATTCGACATAGCCGCATTTTTGAATCGGCCAGAGACAATCACTCTAAATAGTGAGGTGCTGAAATTATGAACATTGAGGAGTGGCACGGGTCAGGACAAGGAAGGTGGACACCGTGAGTACCAAAAAAAGAGCCTTAGACGTTACCTGCGGAGGGCGAATGTTCTACTTCGACAAGAGCGATCCCCGTGTGCTCTTTTGCGACAATCGGACAGTAGACACGGAGCTTTGTGATGGCAGGCACTTCACCATAGCCCCGGAGGTTCAATGCGATTTTACGGCACTACCGTTTGAGGATGGCTCTTTTAAACTTGTCGTCTTTGACCCGCCACATCTGCTTTACAACACAGGAAAAAGCAAATCGGCAGACCTTTACGGCTCCCTAAACCCAAAGGCAACCCCGACGGGCTACCAACATATCAAATATGGGTCGCTTCAAAACGGGTGGAAGGAAATGCTTGCCAAGGGGTTCGACGAATGCTTTCGTGTTTTGGAGCCGGGCGGCATCTTGATTTTCAAGTGGAACGAGACAGATGTTCCCGTGAGGGAAATTCTCAAGCTCACGGACGAAAAGCCTCTATTTGGAAACAGATGTGGCAAGGCGAGTAAGACCCATTGGATATGCTTTATGAAGGAGGAGACCGACCATGAGTAATGACAAAACCATGCCGCTTGTTCAAGCCCTCGGCACGACGGCAGAAATGTCCCTTGTATTTTACCGTGCGGCTCTTGGCGCAGGGGCCACGTTGGAGGAGGCGATGCGCCTCACACAGGCATATATTGGAGCCTTAATGTTCGGAAAAGGCCAGGGACAGGGCAAAAACGAACAGCAAAAGGAGGCAAAACGAAATGACGGTTGAATTGCCATTCCGTAGAGGAGATAGGATATACGTTGTGGACAGGTGTGTACGGGGCGCTATTCGGTCAACGAGGCTTGAAAGCTACCTGATATACGCCGAAAACCCCGTCCGGGTACTGGTCAAATGTACTGCGAACAGCTCTTGGCATGAGCTGAAAAATGTGTACGCCACCCACGCAGAGGCAAAGGCCGCATTAGATAAAATGGAGGAAACCAACCATGAGCAAGAAACGTAAATGCAGAATGACCACGGAGGAACTGGCCGTCCACGAGGAGGCTGTCAGGTTACGTCGCATGAGCGATAAGCAGCTTGTCGAGGAGTTCCACCGGGCGGCGGAACCGGAAACGCCCCCCAAGGCCTCCTGCGTGGCGCAGGCTGCCTCCGGCGAGGATGCAGCTATCGAGAATACCTCGGCGGTCGAAACACTCTTAAATGCTCTCGCAGAGGGCAAGTGCAAAGGTATCAAGGGAGCCACGGCCTACAAGGTGGCACAGTTCGCGGCAGAAATGGGGCTGGTATAATGGATGCGCAGCAGTACCGGGCTGTGATGAACGGCAAGCGGAGCCGTGCGGCCGGAGGCTATTGGGAGGAGATGATTGAGGCAAGCTGCCAGTATTACCGCCTCAAGGGAACGGCGGAGATAACCAAGACCCCGGAGCCGATGAAGCCGCTGGCCCGTCCGAACAACCGGGGGCAGTTCCTTGCCTGCTACACGAAACAGGCGCAGCCAGACTATAAAGGGACACTCGCCGGAGGTCGTACTATCGTGTTTGAGGCAAAGCACACAGACACAGACCGCCTAGAGCAGAGAGTTGTGAGCGAGGAACAGAAAAATCAGCTCAATCGCTATATGGCCCTCGGCGCGGATTGCTTCGTAATGGTGTCCTTCGGCTTCCAGCAATTTTTCAAGATACCGTGGGAAGTCTTCCGGGACATGAAAAAGCATTACGGCAGAAAGTATATCACGCCGCAGGACGTGCAGGAGTACAAGGTCAAGTACATAGGTGGCGTTATCAATTTCCTGTAACGGGCAGGGCTGCAGAGCCGGAAAGGAACATGTATGGAAGACAAGCAGTACGACATCGACAAACGCATTGAGGCCTCGGTCAGGGCGGCTATCGAGGCGGGGGTAGGGGACATCGAAGGAAAGATACAGGCAGCTATTGAGGTTGGGGTACAAATCGGCGCGGCGGCGGCGGCGGAGGCCGCCAGCGCCGCATCCAGCAAAATCGCAGCGAGGGAGCGGCGCAAGCTCCAACGCCAGCAAAAAGACCGCCGCTATCACGATACTAAGCTGCTTATACGAAAGTACAGACAGCTCAACGCCTACTACGAAAACGCCGTATACGACGAGGAGGCCGCCGCAGAGGTGGACGAGGACTTCGAGGAGATTATGAACATTTTTGGCCAGCAGTACCGGGTCAAGGAAAAGAGCCTTACCTCCGAAAGCATCCGGCGAGGATATCTCGTCTCCCGCATCATTATGGCCCACGTCAACAAAATGTTAGAGGTCTACGAAGTTATGTGCCAGAATACACACCGGGCCGAGGACAAGCGGCGCTGGCGGGAGCTTTATTCCTTATATCTGGCGGAGGAATCCTCCACGGCGGAGCAGATAGCGAAACATGAGGGAATAGACAGGCGAACCGTCTACAAGGATATTGACGCTTGCATCTCTGACCTCACCGTTTTGTTTTTTGGGATAGAAGCACTCGACGATTGACCCGCAACGGGGAAAAATCACAAATAGGCCCTTGACAGGTCACAATAAAAATGCTAAACTGCAATCTGTAATATAGTGCAAAAAGACACACCGCTCGATTGCAGAACGCATAGAGCGGTGCTTTTTTATGGAAAATTGCGCCCCAAAAAGCGTCAAAAAGGAGAGTGCGAAATGAAAGATGTTCTTATTATCGGCAATGGGGTCGTAGGACATAATCTCGCTGCCGAGATTGCAACGCTTAAACCGGAAGTCTACGATAGGTACAAGCAGGAGGGGAATACAAAAACCAAAGGCCACTACGATGTCGCGTTTGTCTGTGTACCGACCCCGTATAACGGTAAAGACAACCCGTGCGACATTACAGAAGTCGAAAGGGCCATAGTGGATAACGACGCAGAGCTGTTTGTGGTAAAGTCCGCTGTTCTTCCTGGTACAACGGATGATTTAAGGGCGAGAACAGGAAAGCGCATTATCATCTCGCCGGAGTATTACGGCTCCACACACTTCTCCAACAACTACCAGTACGACTTTACGATTTTGGGAGGTGAGCGAGAGGACTGCAAAGCGGCAGTGCAGCTTTTACAGCGCGTTTACGACGGCAGACACAAATTTTACATTACTGAGGCGAGGGCGGCGGAGCTTGTCAAGTACATGGAGAACACTTTTTTGGCAATGAAGGTCTCTTTCTGCGACCAGTTTTGGGAGATTGCGAAGCAGGCCGGAGTGGATTACGAGGTGTTGCGGGAATTGTTTCTTTTAGACCCGCGCATCAACCCGGCCAACACCTTTGTATTCGATGAACAGCCGTACTGGACGTCCCACTGTTACGATAAGGACATTCCCGCTATTGCAGAGACATACGGAGCAGAGTTCATTTTGAGCATGATTCATTACAATGAGGGAATGAAGAAAAAATGGGCGGAGGAAAGATGAACGAATACGCACCTAGCTACGCTGAATATGGGAGAATTTTGGAGGATATTAAACGGACTGGAAAACTCATGGATTACCGACAGGCGAAGACGGCGGACGAATTTATAGTTCTCAGGCATGATATTGAGTTTTCAGTAGAAAAAGCCGCACAAATGGCAGAAATTGAACGGCAACATAACGTCCAGTCCTCCTACTTCGTCCAAGTCGGAAGCAGCGCCTACAATCCGTTTTCCGAGAGGAACAAGTCGCTCCTGCGACAGATGGCGAGAAACGGCCATAAAATTGGTCTTCATTATAGGCAGACAGACAGCAGCGCGGATATCTCGCAACAGGCAAGGCTTTTGGCGGATGAACTTGGCATACAGGTAGATAGATTTTCCTGCCACAGACCAATCCGCGAAACGCAATACGAGCTTCTTTCCGCGCCGGGTCTGATAAACGCCTACTCCTGCGAATTTTTCACAAGGACGGACGACCCGGAGGCGGCGGAAGTAAAGTATATATCCGACAGTGGCGCCCAATGGAACTATGGCTATCCAGACGCGCAGACACTCACGGCCCACGCTAAGGTGCAGCTTCTTATCCACCCGTTTTCTTGGAGCGAGGAAGGAGGACTGGAAGCAATTTTCAAGGCCCTGCTGCGAGAGGTGGAGGAGGAGCACATGGCAACGTTCAGAGACGAGTTAAAGAGATTCAAGGAAATTGAGGAGGCGATAAAACATGGGTGATTCCTCAAAATGGAAATACAGGCCAAACATGATAAACATAGAGACAGTACAAGGCTGCAACCGCCACTGCGATTTCTGCGGCACGATGGGCATGGAGGACAAAATCCACAGGGCCGACATGGAAACAATCATCCACACACTGAAACTCATAAGGGACGCTGACCTCAACTGCCAGATACGACTAGCGGGACACGGAGAACCGACCCTTCACCCGAAACTCGTTCAAATCGTCAGAACAATACGACAGTATTTGCCAAAGACAACCATTCACCTGTTTACAAATGGGACGGTCATAGAAAAGAAGCCGTCGCTCGTGGACGACCTTTTCGGGGCAGGGCTTAACAACCTTATTGTGGACGAGTACAGCGACCATCCTGTGGGAATTTTCGTGAGAACTGACCCGACCTGCCTTAAATACGAAATCGTGGAGCAAGGAGCCGGAACGCACCTATTCTCCGATAAAAACCCAAAAGCCCGGCGAATCTGCATTGTGCCGCCGATAGATGGTAACAAGAACACAGTGAACAGGAAGCTGTGCAATCAGTGCGGCGCGGCGCTGCCCCCGCTCAAGGAGCAGAACGGGAAAAAGTGCTCTGTAATATTTCGGGAAATGACGGTACGCTGGGACGGGAATATCGCCATATGTTGTAACGACTTCCGAGGCTATTACCGGGTAACAAACATTATGCTGTGCCAGAAACTTGAGCAGGCTTGGTTTCACAAAAGATTCGAGAGCGCCAGGAAGTATCTATATTACGGGAAAAGGGACTTTTTCCCGTGTAGTGTTTGTGATGTGCTACCGAACCGCCCCGGCCTGCTGCCGGATTGGAGCGGAAAAGGAACGATGCCTGCGCCGACAGCAGCAGACAGGGAAATAGTAAACCTTCGCTGCGAACCGTGTTCCGTAATCAGAAAAAGAGAATGGGAGGCCTGAACGTGAGCTACCGATTTGGCATTCCCAGCTACAAGCGTAAGGACTGCCTGCACACGTTGCGCACACTTGTAGAGCTTGGCTATGGGAAAAGTGAAATTATCATATCAACACAGACCGAAGCTGACTACATGGATTACAAAAAAGCGTTTGGGGCGCAAGCAACGATCATCTACAATTCGGCAGCCAATGATAGCCAAAATAGAAATACTTGCATTGACTATTTTGACGAGGGAGAGGAATTTCTGCTCCTAGACGACGACATAAAAGCGTTTTGCAGGCTGGAAGAAATCGGAGAGAAGAAGCTCCTCTCGCGATTCCAGACAAGAACGCAGCTCGACAAAACATTTGAGCAGATGTTTTCCTACTGCCAGAAACACAACTCGCCAATGTGGGCGTGGTATCCTATTCCCAATGCTTTTTTTATGAGCAATAGCATAGACCAGAAAAATATATTCGTGGGGACGATTCTCGGCGTTAAGAACAGCAGGAGCCGGAGATTCGACGAGACTTTTGACCTAAAAGGAGACTATGAAATAAGTCTACGCCTCATGCTGATGGGGTATAACGCCGTCCGATTCAACGGATTTACGGTCGAGGCAAATCACAGGAGCAAGGGCGGGTGCGAGGATGCAAGGAACGCCGGACACAACGCCAAACGGTGCGCCGCGCTTTTAGAGCGATACCCTACGCTTATCAAGCCGGGCCGGAAAAAAGGCGAAATTCGCTATATCGGGAAAACAAAATAGGGAGGAGCGCATGACAATGGAAACGGCCATTATGAAGCTGGACGAGATATGCCCAGCGAAGTACAACCCCAGGAAGACACTAAAGCCAGGGGATGCGGAGTACGAGGCATTGAAAAACAGCTTGGAGCGGTTTGGGCTGGCGGAGCCGCTGGTGCTCAACAAAACCACGGGAACACTGGTGAGCGGACACCAGCGGCTCAACGTCCTTATAGAGAGCGGGGCGACCGAGGCAGAGGTCGTCATTGTGGCGCTGGACGAGGAACAGGAAAAGCTCCTCAATATCGCCATGAACAAGATAGAGGGCGACTGGGACTACGAGAAATTGGAGGCCCTGTTCAGCGAAATCTCCGCCGACGACATTAAATTTACGGGCTTTTCCGAGGAGGAGCTTCAAAACCTTTTCGACTACGAGGAAGATCCCCTGGACACCGACGATGAGGACGAGGAGGAGCCTGGCAGCGGCGACGGCTCAGAAGACGGCGAGGACGAAAAGCCGGAAAAGCCAAAAGGCGAGAAGGAGTTCAACATCTACCTATCCTTCCCCACGAAGGAGCTGGCGGAGAAATGGCTCAAAGACCGGGGCGTGGAGGTTGAGTATGAGGGGACGGCCAGAAACATCACGATAAGAATGGAGGGGCTTGACTTTGGTAATGGAGATTAACGTCGCGGAGCTGAACGCAGCGCCATATAACCCCCGTGTGAGCTTAGAGCCAGGTATGCCGGAGTGGGAAAAGCTCAAGAACAGCATTGAGCAGTTCGGCAACGTGGAGCCTATCGTCTGGAACAAGAGAACGGGCAACGTGGTAGGTGGACACCAGCGGCTTGCGGTGCTGAAAAGCATGGGCTACGAGAACGTCCCCTGCAGCGTAGTAGACCTGCCCGAGACCGACGAGAAGCTGCTAAACGTGGCTTTGAACAAAATCAAGGGCCAGTGGGACTACGAGAAGCTGGAAGAAATCTTGAGTGACTTCGATTATGAGGTGGCGACGGCCAGCGGCTTTTCCGCAGAGGAAATAGCGGTCATTCTCGCCAACAATGGGGATTTGATGGACGACGGGGACGACTACGGGGACTGGGACGACGACGAGGAGGAACAGACCATCGTAGGCGGCAGCTACGTCATAACGCTGGTGTTCGCCAATGCGGAGCTGGCGGCAGAGTGGGCCGAGGGAGAGGGTTACAAAGACCAAATCCGGGAGGGCAGCAGTACGACGGTTATCCGAGTGGAGGAGTGAGGAGGCAGACATGGACAAGCGAGACCTGAAACAGAATTACGGCTCGCCGCGCTGGACGATGGAGATACCAGATTGCTCAATGCCCATGACCTTCGACACTTATAGCAAGTGCGCCTACAACTGCCTGTACTGCTTCTCATACTATCAGAAAAGCCACTCGCTTGACGGCTACATCGGAGGGCAGGTGCGGAGCGTAGACCCGAAAAAAGTAGTGAACCTTTTCGAGTGTGCCATGAAGAACGACCGCCACGGAGCAACAAAGAATGAGTTGCAGTTTTTCCCGTATATACAGAACAGGCGGATCATGCAATGGGGCGGCCTGTCTGACGAGTTCGACGAGTGGGAGCGCAGATTCGGCGTGACGTTGGAGCTGCTGCGGTACTTCGACAGGATAGACTACCCGTTGTCGTTCAGCACCAAGGCGGCGTGGTGGACGGAGGACAAGCGGTATATGGAGCTGTTTGCCAGGCACACCCACAACTGGCACGTCAAAATTTCCATCATCACAGCGGATGCGGAAAAGGCCCGGAGAATTGAGAAAGGTGTATCGTCGCCGGAGGAACGGATAGAGGCAATACGGCGGCTGGCGGCGCAGGGGCAGCACGTTACACTCCGGCTACGGCCCTTCATTCTCGGCGTTTCGACGGACTTTAAGAAGCTCATAAGCATGGCCCACGACGCAGGCGCGGACAGCGTAACAACTGAGTTTTTCTGCATGGAGGCCAGGGCAAACGACGACCTCAAAAAGCGATACGCGGCCATGAGCGAGGTCGCCGGATTCGATATATACAGCTATTACATGGAGAACAGCAAGCAGAACGGGTACAAGAGGCTGAACCGGGGAATAAAAGCCCCGATTATACATGAGATGCAGCAATATGCCCATTCGCTCGGTATGCGCTTCCATGTCAGCGATGCTTTCTGCCGGGAGTGCAACGACGCTTGCAACTGCTGTGGAGTTCCCCCGGAGTGGGGCGTGAGCCAGACCGGGAACATCGGACAGGCCATTATAACGGCGAGGGAAAAGGGAGTAGTCCAATTTTCCGACATAGCAGAGAATATTCAGAAGTTCTTCTCTTTTTTGTGGTGCGACGCCGCAGGGTACAATACAGGCAGCAGCAAGGCTCGCGCCCTAAACTACGGCACGACTATGGCGCAATACCTCCGGGACAACTGGAACAACCCCGGCAAAGGAACCAGCCCAGCAAAGGGCTACGGCGGCATTTTGAAGCCAATAGGCAAGGACAGCAACGGCGACGTAGTTTACAAATACGCACTAAAAGGAGAGGAGGTCAATGGCGAAATGGAGCAAAAGTGAAAGGTCTTGGGAGCGGCAGCCGGGCGAGAGCGCACAGGCGTATGCAGCCTTTGACATCTACTGCAAACTCGGGGCGGAGCGCTCGTTAGGGGCGGTCGCAAGAGAGTGTAACAAAAGTGTATCGCTAATGGGCCGTTGGAGCAGCACTTGGGGCTGGCAAAGACGGAGCCGGGACTACGATAACGAGGTCAAGCGGCGGGAGCTTGCGGAGGCGCAGAAAGCCCAAAAGAAGATGCAGGAGCGGCAGATAAGGACGGCCGTGCTCTTACAGAAAAAGGCGGTACAGGCGCTCGACAAGTTGAAGGTGGAAGAATTGTCTCCCCAAGAGATTTTACGCTTCATTTCGGAGGGTGCAAAGCTGGAAGCAGCGAACAGAGCCGCAAGCACCCAGCAGACAGCGAGGGAGGCGGGAGCGGACGACGAATCCTCCTCGCTGGCCGACACCATTATGGCGGTATACAGGAGAAAGGAGGAGGGCTAGTGAGCAGGCAGCTCGAAGATGCTATACTTTTTTATGCTGATAATCCCGTAGAGTTTGTGGAGGACGTGATAAAGGCGAAGCCGACCCCGGAGCAGGCAGACATTCTCCGCAGCGTTGCGACAAACAAAATGACGACTGTCCGCAGCGGCCATGGCGTAGGGAAAAGCACCGTGGAGGCGTGGGCCGTCATTTGGTTTATGCTCACACGGCCTTTCCCGAAAATTCCATGCACAGCGCCGACACAGCACCAGCTCTTTGACATTTTGTGGGCGGAGGTCTCCAAGTGGCTCCGCAACAATCCGCCACTGGCGCAGGAGCTTATCTGGACGAAGGAGAAGGTCTATATGCGGGGATACCCGGAGGAGTGGTTTGCTGTGGCGCGGACAGCCAGCAAACCCGACGCACTGCAGGGCTTCCACTCGGAACACCTTCTATTTATCATCGACGAGGCCAGCGGTGTAAACGATGTCATTTTCGAGCCTGTCCTCGGCGCACTTTCCACGCCGGGGGCACGGTTGCTGATGTGCGGAAACCCAACGCAGCTATCGGGATTTTTCTACGACAGCCACCACAAGAACCGGGCCAGCTATTCCAAGTTCCACATAGACGGCAGGAATAGCCCTCTCGTCCCGGAGGACTTCGTGCAGACTATCATCAATATGTACGGGGAGGACAGCGACGTATTCCGGGTGCGTGTAGCCGGTGAGTTCCCGCTGCAGGAGGACGACGTGTTCATCCCCATTTCTCTTGTCGAAAACTCCATTAACACGGAGTATTTCCCCCGGAAATCCCCGGATTTGGTGCATATCGGCTGTGACGTTGCCCGTTTCGGGGACGACAAGACAGTAATTGGGTACAAGACAGACGAGCGGGTGATATTCTACAAAAAGCGCCAGGGCCAGGACACCATGAAGACGGCGGACGACATTATCCTGCTGGGCGAACAGCTTGTCAGGCGCTACCGCCTCACCGACCCCATACCCGTCAAGGTGGACGACGGCGGCGTGGGCGGAGGCGTGGTAGACCGCCTGCGGCAAGTGAAACGCAACGACCCGGAGCGTTTCTGGTGGCTTGACGTCTACCCCGTGAAGTTCGGGGAGCGCATACGCCACAAGTATTATCATGACACCACCACCTACATGATGGCGATTGTCAAGAAACTCCTATCCCCATACGACGAGGAGACCGGGGAACGGAAGCCAGTGGAGCTGATACTCCCGGACGACGACGACCTTGTGGCCCAGCTCTCCGGCAGAAAATACGCGCTAACAGAGAACAGCAAAATTAAAATCGAGAGCAAAAAGGACGTCAAAAAACGCGGTCAGCCCTCACCGGACGAGGCTGACTGCGTTTTGCTCCTTTGTTTACCAGTAAAACCCCCAAAACGAAAAGAGGTGAAGAAGGGTGAAGAATAAAGCAAGGACACAGGTGCGCATCATCAAGGAGCGAGGCCCTGTCGAAAAGGCAGACACCTCCGTACAGATTACCGCAGAGGAGGCGTACAACGCCGGGGACTGGATAACTCCCCCAAACGACCTCCGGGGCCTGCGTAATTTGGTGAAGCACAGTACCATCCTTCCCCAGTGCATCAGGGCATACAAGAACAATATCGCCGGGTTCGGAATAGGCGTCCGCTACATCGAGGACATTGAGGAAACGCAGGAAATGGCGGCGGAGTTCAAACGTGCCGAGGAGATCATCGAACTGCTGAACACGGAGCAGGACACAAAAGAAGTATTTGAGGACGTGGTAGAGGCAAGGGAGACCTACGGTATTGCCTATCTTGAAGTAATCCGCAATCTCGCTGGTGAAGTGGTGCAAATCGAGTTTATCAGGGACACACCCTCCGTCACCAAGACGAAGCCCCTCGACCCCTATATCCCCTCCATTTACTACCACCACGGCCAGCAGGTAGAGCGGACGAAGCGTTACTGCAAATACAAGCAGGAGATAGGCGGCAAGACCGTCTATTTCAGGGAGTTTGGAGACCCGCGCATGATGGACAAGCGGGACGGCCAGTACCTCCAAGAGGGACAAAGCATAGAGCTTGAGTACCAGGCAAACGAAATTATGGAATTTGCCATCGGGACGGAGCCGTATGGCGAGGTACGCTGGATAGGACAGGTGCTCGGCGTAGACGGCAGCCGCAGGGCGGAAACGCTGAATAACAACTACTTCCGCAACGGGCGGCATACCCCGCTTATGATTATCGTAAAGAACGGCACCCTGACCGACGACAGCTTTGAGAAGCTGCAACACTACATAAACGACATCAAGGGCGAAGCCGGGCAACACGCTTTTATCGTCCTAGAAACGGAAAGCTCGGACGGGCGCACAGACTTCGACCAGACGGAGAAACCGGATATCGAGATAAAAGACCTTGCCAGCATACTCCAAAAGGACGAGCTATTCCAGGACTACCTCGACAACAACCGCCGCAAGGTGCAATCTTCCTTCCAGCTTCCCGACCTTTACACGGGCTATACTACCGACTTCAACCGGGCCACGGCGCAGACCGCGCAGGAGGTCACGGAGAAACAGGTCTTTCAGCCGGAACGCAAAAGCCTTGCATGGGCCGTCAATAACCGCCTGCTCAACGATTACCAGTTCCAGTATGTCGAGTGCTATTTTTTAGAGCCGGATATCAGCAACCCGGACGACCTTTACAAGCTCCTCACCGTCTGCAACAGCGCTGGGGGCCTTACCCCGAACAAGGCCCGGCAGATTATTTTTGAGGCATACGGAGAGGTAGCGGAGGACTACCCGGAGGAATGGGGCGACACCCCTATCGCTTATCAGAAGACGCAAGGCGGCGTGGGCGCAGGCCAGGATATTGACGCCCTTGCCATGAGCCTGCAAAAGCAAATCGAAAAGGCGGCCAGCCATGACGACGACGCGGTGGTGGCTGTAATGAAGGAAGTAAAGCGACTGCTAATGAAGATGGATAAGGGGGCTTGACCGTGTGTATGGAGTGCGGGCCTCTTATAAAGGCTATTGACGCCTATATCGCCAAGGCAGATAACGACCTTGCCGACACGCTGGGCGAGGAGGGCTACGCGGAGCCGGAAAAGACCCTCTATTATGCGCAGGAGCTTGAGGATAGCGTAGCGGAGGCCCTGCTGGACGAGACCGACTTCATCCTGTCTGAGGCGGAAAAGTCCATTGACCTTGAGAGTTTCGCTGACGATGTATGGCCCGAGGTAAAGCTCAACGACGAATTGAAGTCAAAACTTGTGACAGTCTTTGAGGAGACGCTTTCGGAGTTTATGCCGGAGTTCGTCGGCTACTACATAGCGCAGACAGACAGGAGCCTCCACCTTGAGCAGTTGTCCAAGCGGACGACCGCATGGGTAGAGACTTGGAGCCGCGACCTTGCGGACATCATGCAGCTCAACAGCCACAAGGAAATTGAGACTATCCTCACCAAGGGCCTGAAAGAGGGCAGCGGGATAGGCAAATTCATCCGAGACATCCAAGACAGTGGGATACGGGACGAATACTACAAGGCCCGGCGCGTCGCTGTTACGGAGGTGCTTACGGCCCACCGAGCAGCACACCAGGAGGCAGCCATGCAGTCCCCGGCAGTAAAAGAAAAGGAGTGGAAACACACCGGGAGCTACCGAAACAAACCCCGGCAGAACCACGTGAATATGAGCGGCCAGCGCGTCCCTAAAAACCAGCCCTATGAGCTACACGGCATAAAGGGCGGCACATACTACCCCATGTATCCAGGCGATACGATTCTTCCCCCGGAGGAGCGAATCAACTGCCATTGTTTCTCACAGGATATCGTGGATGAGGACATACTCGGTATGCCCCTGGAAGAACGGAAGCGCCTCCAACAGGAGGCCGTAGACAATATGGACGACGATTGGGAGAAAGAGCTTGACGAAAAAAATAAGGCGAAAGCCGGAATAGTAGAAAAGTATGATCCAAACCAGCCCAGAGACAAATTAGGTAGATGGACGAAAATTGCAGGTGGAGAGAAATTTTCGGCCGACAGTTTTAGCGGGGATGCCGCTTTTGAAGTTACCTGTAATGTAATGGATATGTTTTTGACCGATACAGTTAAAGAACGCGTCCAAGAAATAACGGAGCGGGTAAAAACGGCCTCTGATTTGAAAGCCTATCTTGCGGAAAAAGGAATAGAAATGGAAACCTCCTGTGAGGCGCTTCAAGACAGAATGGACGAAGAAATTCCAGCCGTAAAGCAACAGGCGGACTATATTATTGCATCGGTGGAACAGTATACAGAAATAGGCGGCTTATCAGCTTTAAATACAGTACATTTTTATGAGGTGGACTTAGACGTTCAAGCACAATATAGTTACCGGGCAACAGGAGAAGATGATGTTGAAGATGAAGGTCATATTTATATAAGCAACAGGGCAAATGGCTTTCAAGTGGCTCACGAGTTTGCCCACGCTTATGCAGATTCCACTAAACCCAAAGGACTTGATGTTGTTGAATGGTCTGCGGAGCTTAATAAAAAATGCGGGTTATCCAACGATGCAACTGCGTATTTTGGTGCCGACCCCAGCGTAATAGAGGCTGAAAAATTTGCGGATGCAATCGGTGGTGCTTTAGCATACGGAAACACTGGAAACACGAACCGGTTAGATTTCCTTGCAAATGTCGCGAACACAATTTTGGGGAAATAATGAGGGCGGTTCATGAGCACTTATGTAGCCCGCAGCAATGCATAAACCCAAGAAGCACCTCGGCAATAACCGAGGTGCTTCTGTGCTTGAAGAATGCTCCTAGCCCATCGAAACGATAGAGACTATTTCAGCCTTGGCCCAGGGTAGACCATCACAAAACAATTTTTGCGAACCTGTATTTCCAGACGAAGCCGCCCGCCAGTTTTTGTTTACCGCGCAGACAGGCATTTATCGAAGCGAGATTTATCCCAGTCGCCCGCGCCGCCGCGCTCTGGCTCTCGTATTGAGCTACGACCGCGAGGGCCTGCGGGCTGATTTGGACAACGGGAGTACGGCAACCGTTTTTAGCGGAGGCTTTTTCAGTGCGGCTCCCATAGTTTGTGTTTTCCTCTGCGGTGGCCCACGCAAGGTTATTCGCGCAGTTATTGAGAGGATTTTCGTCAAGGTGATTCACTTGGGGTTTGCCCTCTGGATTCGGGATGAACGCCTCTGCAACGAGGCGGTGGAGGCGGAGAGACTTCCGCCCTCCGTTACCATCAACCAGGGAAACTTGCAGATAACCGTGCTTTTTGAGCGCAGGCGACAGAATTTTAACACGGCGGATTCTTCCGAGACTGCTGACCTCGTAAAGGCCCTCATAGCCGACCACAGGCTGCCATTCCTCCGAGGACTGATTATTTCCCGAAATCATCGAAGTAGTCGTAAAGCTTTTCTAAGGTTCGATTGCCCATTACGCTGTTTTTAGCGTCAACGAACATCCCGCTGTTCCCATCTGAGGTATGCCAGCTTACTGTTTTGCTATCATCAGTGCCGCTTGCGTTGCTTTCCTCGAAGTAATTAAACCGAAAGTCGCATGAAGAAAAGTAGTCGTCATTTTCGACCACATTGATAGCAACCGAACAAACTTCTTCTGCGACCAGCGGAATGGCTTGCGGAAGTATAACCCTCACAGTGAGGCCTAATTTGGGGCCTCCCTCGGAATCTGAATCAAGTACTGTTATATCGTCAGATATGTATTGCAGAGTATTTTCGGAGAGCGAACCAACAATAGTTTCTTTCAATGATTGTGCCGCTTCATACCCGGATAAATCGACTTCTGGCGCAACGCTTTCTTCTTGTGAACAGCCCACCAGCATAAACAGCATCAAAGTTGCCAGCAGCAAGGGGAAAATAGAACGCTTCATTTTTTGTAAAACCTCCCGTTTTTTTGATATTCACTATAATACCCCCCCCCCCCGCGAATTTCAACAGTTTTCGGGCAAGTCCCCGAAAAGAGGCAAACAAACTGCCAGAAGAAAATACAGACGCTAAGCGCGCCAAAACGCGAGAGACGCCCTCACGCCTCCCAGGACGGCGCAGGAGCGCGGCTGATGGCCTCGGCGGGCCAATCCACCGGAGTTCAAAGTGGCAACACAGGCGAATCTCGCGGCAAACACGGTAAGGAGCAGCGGCGACGCTGCTTTTTATATTTTCAAAGGCCGACCATCGAAAGGAGGTGAGCAGGCATGAGGACGAGCTTGAGGAAAGCACAGGAAATCACCGACGCAAAGATACAATTCGTCTCTCTGGTAGACAAAGCGGCCAACCAGAGAACATTCCTCTTGAAGAAAGCCGACGACGGCAGCGCGAGCTTTACCACATACGGAAGGATTATCAAGGCCGACGCTGAAACCCACTATGTCACCGGAATTGTGTATGAGCCAATGGCGGAGGACACAGACGGCAACTTTATGACCGAGGCAGAAATCACAAAGGCCGCCTACTGGTTTGCAAAGAACGGGGACAAGGTGGACATACAGCACAGCTTCGAGCCTTTCAAGGGCGCAACCATCGTGGAAAACTGGATTGCCAAAGCCGATTTTGACATCGACGGAGAGCAGGTCAGCAAAGGCACTTGGCTTATGACCGTGGAAGTCACCGACACGGACGTGTGGGAGGCCATCGAGAAGGGCAAAATCACGGGCTTTAGCATGGGCGGCGTAGGCAATTACAGTGAGGAGGACGTGGATTTGGAAAATGTCAACAAGCAGGAAGCTACCAGCGAGAAGAAAGGCATAATGAAGCAGCTCGCAAAGCTGTTGGGGCTGGACACTGTGACAAAGGGCGCTATGGCAGATCTCTTTGAGGAGCGGAGCAAAGGGTCGCTCTTTTGGGACGCTTTTCGTACCCTTGAAGATTTGCTTTATAAATACGACCCCGGCACGGGCCGCTACATCTACGAGACGGATGAAGCGCGGTTGCGTGAGTGCCTTGAGGAGTTCAGCAACATTGTCACCAGCATTCTTGCAGACGGAGAGAGCATCACCAAAGCCATTCAGACCGACCGCCCCGTAGAAAAAGCCGGGCGGAAAATGAGCGGCAAAAACAAGGAAGCGCTCCACGGCATCTACGAGAGCCTTGGAACGTTTTTGAAAGAGTTCGACGACCCGGAGGACGACCCGGAAAAGAAGAAGGACGGGGAGGAGACTGAGGAGCCGGACAACACCGACAAACCCGAAAAGGAGGACAAAGAAGTGACTAAGCAGGAAGTTGAGCAGATCGTAGAGGCGGCCATTACCAAAGCGCTGGGACAGACAGCCCCGCAGACGGTCGAGAAGGACGCAGGCGGGGAGGAAAACGCCCAGGCAATTACACCCGAGGCCATAGAGAAAATGGTTTCTGAGGCCATTGAAAAGGCCACACAGCCTAAGCAGGAAGCAGTTACCCTCGAACAGGTGGAGGGGATGATTACCGAGGCGGTAGCCAAGGCGATTGACCCGGTGCTGAAAAGCAAGGGTCTCCCCAGCAACCTCGGCAGTGGAACCGTGGAGAAGCAGGAGCAGCACTATCTCCACGGGATTCTCTAATTTTTGATAAGGAGGACAAGTAAAATGCCTGACAACAAAACGATCATAAATAAAGCGGCCACCATTGAAACCGGGTCGCTTTCCTCTGGCCTGCTCAACCCAGGGCAGGCGCGTAAGTTCTTGCAGCAGACCTTCGAGGCAACCACCCTCGGCCCTCTGGTGCGTCACGAAATGCGCGCCGAAAAGACGGGCGAAGTCGATAAAATCGGTATCGCCTCCCGCATCCTGCGGAAGAAGACTGAGAACACAGACGACGGCTACCGCGCCGGTGTGAACACGTCGCAGATTGAATACTCCACCACCGCAGTCCGCCTGCCCTGGGAAATCACAGAGGAAACCCTGCGGGAAAACATTGAGGGCCAGAACTTCGAGACCATCGTCACCAACCTTATGACCACACAGCTCGGCATTGACCTTGAGGACTTGTACCTCAACGGCGACGTGGACGCAGATTCCAGTGACCCTGACCACGACTTCCTGTATGTCAATGACGGCTGGATAAAGCAGCTCAAGAACGGCGGCCACGTCTACGACGCTTCCAGCCAGAGCTCCATGAGCCTTGACCTGTTCTACAAGACGCTGGCACAGATCCCCAACAAGTACAACAACGGCAAACTCCGCTGGCTCATGTCTCCCCGCAGGGCGCAGGAGTGGGAGCTGTTTCTGCTGAATCAGGTTATCGGCAAGGGCGGCGCAGTACCGGAGAGTATTTACAACTCCCCGGCCAAAATCCCCACGGTACAGTGCCCCTCCCTCGACGATGGCACCATCATCCTGACCGACCCCAAGAACCTCATTGTGGTCAACACCTACAGTATAAAGATCCGCAAGACTATCGAGGGCAAAGAGGCCATTATGAAGGATAAGCGTTTCTACGTCGTCCATCTGGACTACGACCCCATCATCGAGGAGCTGGACGCAACGGCCATCATCACAGGTCTCAACTAAGGAAAGGAGCAGGCTATGTACCATCTGAAATTATGCAGGGGCCTTTCCTACTGCAACGCGAGCGGTACGGTCAAGGCCACCCGGAAAAAGCCGGACATATACATCGAGGACAAGGCCACCGCCAACGCTGCGGTGGCCTCTGGCTTCTTTTCCCTCGTTGGGGAGGAAGTCCCTCCCGCCGGGGGGACAGGACACCTCGACCCGGAGCGGCTTGAGAGCATGACTGTCCCCGACCTCAAGAAGCTGGCCGGAGACATGGGCGTGGACATTAAGGGCCTCAAGGATAAGGCCGCCATCATAGCCGCAATCGCGGCAGCGGAGGTCTCGGCCCCTGCCTTTGATGCGGAGGCGCTGGCGGCCATGTCGGATGCGGAGCTGGCCGACTTTGCCAAGGAACATAAAATCGAGGTGAGCGGATGCAGCTCGAGGGAGGATGTGCTGGAAGCCATCTGCGTAGCCCTGGGAGGCAGCTACACCATGCTCGACCTCATGCGGGAGTAAGGGGGTGGCCGTATGGCCACAAGGCCGTGGGTATTGCCCAAGGATGTCAAAGCTTACTCAGAGATTGAGGCCGTACAAGAGCGCAGCAAAGCGCGGCTGGAAACAGACATAGCGAGGGCGGAACAGTATGTGATTACCTACACGCACAACAAATTCACAGACTACGCCGAAATCCCCTCCCCGGTCAAAACCGCTGTTATCCTGTTGGCGGAGGCGTATGCCTCCTACTCCAACAAGCTCAAGAAGACGGGCGGCGGAGCAGTCAAGTCGGAAAACTTCGACGATTACGCCTACACCGCAGGCGAGGGCACTTTCGAGGACATGGTAAAGGCGCTTGACCTCGATGCCCTGCTGGATGATTTCGTCATTACAGAGGCCAGCGGTACAGTCACGATGCGTATGCGCAGGCTTTAGGAGGTGCGGCTATGAGCTTAGAGAGTTTACTCAATCACACTTGCGACATCTATCACATCAAGAAGGAGGACAAGTCCCCCGGCTTCGGGCTGGCGGCTTCGTCCTCCTTCGAGTATCCGGCGGAGCCGGACATCAAAGGTCAGACCTGTCACTTTGGCGTAAAGTCAGCCAGTGTCACGGTTACGCAGACGGCCCCGGCGAACCTTATGGACGCAAAGATCAAACTCACGCTTCCCATCGGAACGGACATACGGCTCAACGACAAAATCGTAAACTGCGAGACCGGGCTGGAATACACAGCGGAGCAGCCCGTCAATGTGCGTAACCACCATCTTTTCGTCTACATCAAGAGAAAAGACGGAGAGAGGGCGCTGTAATGTCTGCGGTAGAGATTGATTTGAGCGAAATCCGGGATTTTTTTGACCGGGTAGAACGGGCCGCCAAGGGCGACTTCCGCAAAGACCTTGAGCTATTTCTTGAGGGCATCGGCCTCGAGTTCCTGCGGATAGTGCAGGACGAAATTGTCCGGCGGGATGTACTTGACAGCAGGCTCCTCCTTAATAGCTTCGAGAAGGGCGCAGACGGCAACGTCTGGACAATCGAGGAGGACGGGCTGGTGCTTGAGGTCGGGACAAACGTGGAGTACGCATCTTTCGTGAACGACGGGCACTGGACAAACTCCAAGGGTGTGGCGCAGCGCTGGGTGCCGGGATACTGGCAGGGCGACCGTTTCATTTACGACCCGTCGGCGGACACGGGTATGCTACTCAAGCAGCATTGGGTAGAGGGAAAGCACTATTGGGATAGCGCCTTGCGCATCCTCGACCAACTGCTCCCCGGCTACCTTGACAGAAAACTCCAAGACTGGATAGACAACTATTTCGGCGGCTAAGAAGGAGGTGGCCGGGTGATAGAACAGGAAATGGCGAGCGTTATCAAGTTCGTATATGACCGCGCAGGAAAGCCGTCACCGTACTACTGGAATGTGCCGGAGCACTTCGAGACCCCGGCAGTCTTTTTCCCAGAACCGGAGATTGACACGGGCGGAGAGACCTTCCTCACCTACTACATGGACTACACATGGTACATCAAACTGTTTCACAGGACAGGGCAAGGCGCTTATTCCCTCGCCGCCGCCGTTGCCACGGCCTTGCGGGCGGAGCGCAACCTGATACCGCTTATCGCGGAGGACGGCAGCGAGGTTGCCGAGAGCTGGGTGAGAGTGAACGACCCGAAAGTGAAGGTGCTGGATAATGGGGCCGCGCAGATCACGATTAGCTGGCGGAGCCGTAAGCCGTACAACGATACATTGAAAGAGGTGCGGCAGGCGCAGCACTTCAACCTCGACGTATTTATGAAATCCGGCAAGACCATCACAGAGGAATACGCGGCGGCGCTCGAACAGTACGCCGTCCCAACAAATTTTTAAAGGAGGAGACTTTATGGCAAGCAAGACCAAACAGCTCAAGGGCGTCGAGGCCGCCGTGCAGACCAAGGCCCCGCAGAGATTTACGGTTGAGCGGCTTCGGGCAAATTGCCTGGCGCTTTTCGGCGTTTCGACAAGCACTTTCGACGGAGCCACCTACGGCATGACGGGCCAGTACACCGTCGAGGAAATGAAAGCCCACATTGAGAAGTGGGGCAAGGAAGGAGTGAGGTAATATGGCCGGAGGAAAATTTGACAAGCTTGTTGGCAAGGTCAGGCCGGGCACATACATCAATTTTGAGAGTGGGAGAGACACCAACATCATCAGCTCCGGCAGCCGGGGCACAGTGATTATCCCGCTTCCCAAGGCCAGCTATGGCCCCGCCAAGCAGTTTATCAGGCTTACCAATGCCAGCCCGGACGCGGCAGCGGCCACGTTTGGGCACAGCATTTACGACAGCGACCCTAACCGCCAGATGTTGCTTATCCGCGAGGCGTTCAAAAGCGCAAGCACGGTTTATGTATACATTCTGACGGAGGGCAAAGCGGCGCGGGCCCAAATTACCATGGCTTTGCCCGCCTATGAGGAAACCGAAATCTCCGCAGCCGTCAGCAAGGCCGCGCAGAGCATCGGTGCAAAAGAAAATCTTGCAGGCTGTACGGTGCAGTTCAACGATGGAGCCAGGAAGTTGTCCGTGACCCTCACCGGGCCTGTTTCCGGTGTTAAGAACACGGGCGTCTTTGAAGCTCTGACAGCCCTTATCAACGAGGGCTACGCCGTCACCGTGGATGGAGCGGCTATCACCGGAGCAAAGGATTTCATAGCCACCAACGCATACGCGTCTCTGAATGCGCTGACGGAGGGCGGAGAAGACGTATCTTTCCCGGCCATCGTCGCAAAGGACGGAGCGGAGGAGGCCTATACCGTATGCGTTTCTTACCCGGCGGCAAATGCCGCAGCGACCGTTTCTGCCGAAGGACTTCCGACGAATACCCTGACCGCCGTTGCGAAGTACGGCGGAAGCCGGGGCAACGCGCTCACCGTTACGGTAGACGCTGACCCGATGGGCGGTTACGACGTACTTATCCATCTCGACGGGAGCAAGGTCGCACAGTATGACGGGCTGAACACGGTGGAGGAGCTTATTGCGCTGGACAACCCGTATATCAAGTTTAGCGGCAGCGGTAGCCTTGGAGAGGCCGCAGGAACGACCCTCACGGGCGGCACGGACGAGGAAGCCACCAACAACGATATTACGACTTTTATCGACGCATGGGAGCAGGTGAAATTCAATACCGTGGCCTTCCCCTTTAATGGCGAGAGCGCCGCAAACGTCAAGCAGGCAGCCCTCACCAAGGTCAAATACATGCGCGAGAACATGGGCAAGGGCGTACAGGTCGTTATGCCGGATGCACCCGGCATGGACTATGAGGGCGTTATAAACGTCACCAACAGCGTGTCTTTGAACGGGGACGCGCTGACCCACGCTGAGGCTTGCGCTTGGGTGGCCGGAGCGACTGCGGCGGCCACCAACACCAAAAGCCTCACCTACGTCGGTTACCCCGGAGCGACCGCCATAATCGACCCCAAGAGCAGCGAGGAGGCGGAGACAGCTATTAAGGCCGGAGAGTTTTTCTTCTCCGTCAATGAGGACGACGAGGTGGTGGTCGAGTACGACATCAACAGCCTTATCACCTTCGAGAATAAGAAGGATGTCAGCTACCGCAAAAACCGCGTAATTCGCGTCTACGACACCTTCCAGGAAAGCGTGCAGCTCAATTTCCCGCCTAATAAGTTCGACAACGATTCGGACGGCTGGGACATCATGGAGGGCATCGGCAAAACAATCCTCCGTCAGTTCGACGATGCAGGAGCCATTAAGAATGTTTCCTATGACGAGGATTTCCTCGTTGACCGGGAAGCCAGTGTGGACGACGAGACCTATTTCAATGTTGGCCTGCAGGCGGTAGACAGTTCGGAGAAGCTGTATTTCACCATCACCACAAGATAAGAAGGGAGGAATTGAGCTATGGATTACAATCACGCACCTATTTCTTTGAGAGAGGGCCATATATACCTCGACGGCGTGGAGATTGCGGACAGCATCAAATGCGAAATCAAAATGACCCCGGACGTTTGGTCAGGCAGGCAGCTCGGAGAGCTTACCCCGAGCTCCCGGTGGCTCGGATACGCCGTCTCGGGCCTCATCACCCGCCGCCGCTCCTCCATGTGGCTTGAGGAGAAAATCAAGGAGTACAAGGACAGCCACGAAACCCCGGAAATGACAATCCAGGGCGTTATGGACGATAAGAACAGCGACTACTACAAGAAGTTCGGCTCCAATATCGTGACCTGTGTGGGCTGTGTCCTCACGGGCGATTTACCCCTAACCATGCTCGACAGCGGCGGCAACGTTGTAGAGGATTCCGTCGGCTTCAACGCCAAAGATATTGTTTAATCAAGGGCGGCCCCTCTGAAAAGGAGGGGCCGTTACTATTTCTGAAAAGGAGCTACTACCATGTCTAATGTCAAAAAAGACCTCAAGTATTTCATGCGCAACACGGAGCCGGAGATCGTCACCGCGCCCGGCCCTGACAGCTTCCGCGACGAGGAGGGCAACGTCATAGATTTTGAAATCCGTGTTCTCTCTCAGGAGGAGATCACCAAAATCAATGATTCGTACAGGCACCGCAGCATGGCGACCGACAAGAAGGGTAATCCGCTCATTTACATGGGAGAGGTCGTCTGGAAAACCGAAAAGGACGCAGCCCGCGCCTCCCGCCACATGATAGTTGAGGCTTTGCAGTATCCCAACCTCAAGGACAGAGAACTGATGGACTATTACAAGTGCGTGGACATTACGGAAATGCCGCTCAAGGTGTTCCCCAGGGCAGACGAGTACCAGCACGTTTCCCGTATAGTCATGCAGGCCCTTGGCCTTGCGAGCACAGTCAGCGACAAGGAGGAGCTTGAGGACGCAAAAAACTAATTTCGGAGGCGGGAAGTACGGCGTATTGGGCGCACGTCCTCTGGCAGAGACACAATCTCCGCCCGGAGGACTTCGAGAAAATGAGCCGCAGTACGCAGTTGTTCTATATCGCCTCCGAATTGCAGGAGGATAACGAACCCGTCAGGCATGACACCATCAGGAAAGGAGGCGGCAGTTAATGGCAGACCTTTTAGCTCGGTTTAAACTCGTGGATGAAATGAGTGACAAGCTGGGCAGCATGGCCGAGCGCGGCCAAAGTATGACAGACCAATGGGAGCAGGCAGGGGACGCCCTCAGCGCAGCATTAAGCGGCGCAGAGGGCGCTTTTTCCGGCGCAGTTGGCTCAGTAGACGGCATAGCGATTTCCATAAGTGGCGTCCAGGGCGCAGCCGACAGCGCCGCCTCCTCCACTGACGCGCTGGTGGACAGCCTTGACAACTACGGCGACGCGGCGGCAGGCGCGGCAGAGGAAGCCGACTATTGGACGGACGCAATAGGAAACTACGACAAAAGCGCTATGGAAGCCCTTTATTCCACTGAGGAGCTGGTGGAAATGGGCTATAAATCTGCGGAGGCGCTGGCAAAGGAAAATGAAGTCTTACAGAGGTGCGAGAAGGCCGCGAGCGAACTGAGCAGCGCTATTGACGAGGCAGGGAGCGCGCACGATGAACTAGCGGAGGCCATAGAAAAAGCCTCGCAAGCAGCAGAGGAACTTGCCGAAAACGAAAATGTCTCCACAGAGGCCAAAGAGGAGTTAGCAAGGGCCAGTGCCGCAGCGGGAGAAGCCATGGAGGAACTAGCCGAAGCCCAGCAGCGGGCGGAGAGGGCTATGTCCGATTACGACGAGGTGCTGACCTCCGGCACCAGTGACCTCGGTGAGCTTGAACGAGTGGCACAGGAGGCGAGCGACGCCGCCCAGGAGCTTGAGGCCGCCAATAGTAAAGCCGCAAATGCGACCGAGGATTTAGCCAATGCGACCGAGAGAGCGGCGGACGAAGCGGAGAATAGCGGCGAGAAAGGCATAGAGGCGGTCGAGGGACTGTCTGCTGCGCTAGCGGCAGCAGGCATAGCCAAAATGGTAAATGAGGTAGCCGATGCGTTTATGCAAGCCTCAGAAACGGCAGCGGAATTTGAGACAGCCACCGCGAAAATCTCCACGATTGCGGACACTATGCAGACATCCATTGGTACGATTTCTTCCGACCTTATGGATCTTTCCATGGCAACCGGACAAAGCGTGAACGGCCTTTCGGAGGCCGCCTATTCAGCGTTATCCGCCAGCGTGGAAACTGCATCGGCAGTCGATTTCACGGCCACGGCAACCAAATTGGCAGCAGGCGGATTTACGAGTTCCGCGACATCGGTGGATGTACTCACCACAGCTCTTAATGCCTATGGGTTAGAGGCCAGCTATGCGGAGAACATTTCAGATATGCTCATAACCACCCAAAATCTCGGTAAAACCACGGTGGACGAACTGGCCGCCAGCGTCGGCAAAGTTATCCCGTTGGCGTCAGCCTACGGCGTGGAAATGGACAACTTGTCAACGGCCTACGTAGAGCTGACAAAGGGCGGCATAGCAACGGCAGAGGCCGGAACATATCTCAAGTCCATACTGAATGAGCTGGGCGACAGCGGCAGCAAAGTATCCGCCGTGCTTATGGAGCAGACGGGCAGCTCCTTCTCCGCCCTTACGGAGCAGGGCTATTCCCTTGGCGACGTTATGGCAGTGCTGGGAAATAGCGTAAACGGAAACGCGGGCGCATTTAATGAGCTTTGGAGCAGTTCAGAGGCTGGCATCGGCGCTCTGTCCCTTTATAACGCAGGAGCCGAGCAATTCAACACCACTCTCGGCGCTATGCAGGCTTCCGCAGGCGCGACCGCAGCGGCCTATGAAACCATGACAGACACCACGGCCCACGCGCAGGAGGAGTTATCTAATGCAGCAACCAACCTGCAAATTGCCGTCGGCCAGAGCATAAATCCGCTGATGGAAAAGCTTTATAGTGGAGCGACGAAAGTATTAAACGCAATGACTACATTCTCCCAGGAACACCCGGTCGTGACAAAAGGCATAGTCGCTATTGGAGTGGGCCTTGCTGCAGTTGCCGTCGGCATAGGTGGTGTTTCTGCTGCAATGGGAGTATGTCACGCCGTTACGAAAGTGTTGACCCCTGCAATGGAGGCTTTCGGGGGTTCTTTAACTACGGCACTTGGCCCAATAGGGTTAGTGGCCGCAGGAATCACAGCCGTAGTTGGTGTCGCCCTCGTTTTAGCTGATGCTTATGACGCGGCAAAAGAGGAAGCTCTGTCCATGAACGCGACGACAGCGGCCCAGGTGGACGAGCTGAACGCCCTGGAAGCCGAATATGAAAACGTCTGTGCAACAAGCGGTGAGCTGTCCGAGGAAGCTCTTAGGCTCAAGTACCAAATCGACGACCTCTCCGCAAGCATAGAGCAGAACGGACAGAGCCTCAGCGAGTGGAGCGCGGAGATGGACGGAGTTATATCTGCGCACGACAATCTGATGCAGGAGTTTGACAAAACCGATGCGAGTATAAACAGCAGTGAGGCCTCGACCCTGGCTTTGGCAACAAAGCTCTCAGACCTTGTTTCTGCATCAGACGGCACAGTCGCCTCACAAACGGCTATTCAAGCCGTTCTTTCGCAGCTCAACGGCACGGTGGACGGGCTAAGCTTGAGTTACGAGGGCCTGATGAACAATACGGCTGGCTCCATTGAAGCAATCAGAGAGGCAGCAGAGGCCCAGGCGCAGCAGCAGAGACAGGTCGCCATGATGGACGAGTATGTTGCGCTTGTGAGCCAAGCCTCCGACGAAGAAAAGGCACTCGCCTCCGCAAAGGGGGAGGTCACGGCGGCCACAGAGCGGGCATCTAAGGCAAACCAAGAATACCAAGACAGCATTAAATACGATACAACGGGAATGGCGGCCATAGGCGCTCTGTTCAATGGGCAGGCGGCATCAGTTGACGCGGCAAACGAAAATCTGGAAACGGCGCTGGCCTATCAGGACAAGATGCAGAGCAAGCTCGACGAAACAAATGCCCGCATAGCCGAGATCGAGGCGGAGTGGGGCTATACGGGCGAAACACTCGCGGAGCTTGTTCAAAACATGGACGACTTTGGAGAAGCCGGAGAACTGGCTGCGCAGATTGCCTTTGACGGGGTAAGGGAGAAGGTCGAAGCACTTAGCGCGGCCTATGATGCAGCATATCAGTCGGCCCTTGACAGTTTCAGCGGTCAATTCGGATTATTCGACACAGCCGCAGCGAACATGGACGCTACTGTCGCCAATGCGCAGGCGGCTCTTGACAGTCAGCTTGCCTACTGGGAGACCTACGGGGCGAATATTGAGACATTAAAGAGTAAGTCCGCCGACGATCTTGGCATTACTCAAGAAAATTATGAAGCTCTCATGAGCTACGTCCAGGGCGGCAGCGAGGAGGCTGCCGGGCTTGCGGCGAGCATGGTCGAGGCAATCAACAGCGGAAATACCGAAGTGGTGGCGGCTCTCGCAACCACAATGAGCGAGGTAACTGCCAAGCAGCAGGAAATTGCCGCAGTAACAGCGGATTGGCAGACGGACTTCTCGGCACAGATGCAGGGCATCGTACAGGAAATGCAGGCTACCGTTAGCGACATGAACCTGACGGAGGAAGCAAGCGCCGCAGCCACATCAACTATCAACGGTTACGCACAATCCATTCTCGCGGGAAAAGGTCCCGCAGTGGCGGCGGCGCAGGAGGTAGCAAACGCTGTTACCGCTGCGTTGGCGAGCGCAAAAGCAACGATAAATGTCAAAGTAAATTCCAGCGGCAGCACACCCGGACACGCGAAAGGAACTACAAATGCGGAGAGCCTTTTCCTCGCAGGAGAGGAAGGGCCGGAGCTTGTGGCGCGTCCAGCGGCGGCGTATGCCGTAGGGACAACAGACAGCTCGGATTTCTTTATTGCCGGGGAGAACGGGCCGGAGCTTATCATGGGAGAGCAGGGCAGCACCGTTTTCCCGACGAGCGAAACCGACAGGCTGATTGCTGCGCTGAATACGCGGCAGACGGAACCGCTGAGAGTGTCTGAAAGCCGTAGCGCCGACAGCAGCCGGGAGGCGGCCACTGAGCAGGTCAAGCACATATTGCTTGAAATCGCCGGAAGTGGGACCATCGAGGTGGGCGGCGGCGGAGTAGACAAGGAAACCGTACTGGAAGTCCTTGTTGCCAATCTCAAGCCTGTGCTTATGAGCCTTATTCAGAGCGAAATCTACGAGGAAGGAGAGCTGTCGTATGACTACTAACAAATACCAGATGTGGCTGACGCATAACGGGGAGACGGAAAAAATCCGTTTCCCCGTTTTACCTGAAACGCTCAAGATCAGCAAAGGGCTTTCTACCGCGAGCGTGGAGATACAAAAGTTGGGAGAGGTCATTGTAATGCAAGGCCCGAAAGCAATTAAAATATCGTTCAGCAGCTTCTTCCCGGCGACACCGTTTCCGGGCGTTCAGTACAGGGATTTGATTTCGCCCTATGACCTCAAGGACACAATAACCATTTGGCAGAAAAGCGGAAAGCCTGTCCATTTTATTGTTACTGGCACAACGGTAAATCTGTACTGCGTCATAGAGAGCTTTAACTACTATGAGCAGGGCGGAGACGTTGGCTCTCTCTACTATGATTTATCCTTGAAAGAATACCGGGAGGTCTCTGTCCGGCAGGTTAAAGTTGACATCCCAACAGAAACGGCGACAGTCGAGCAGGAGGAGCCGCGAGTTGACAACACTGTACCGCCGCAGACCTACACGGTGGTCAGAGGGGATTGCCTGTGGAATATTGCGAGGAAATACTACGGGGACGGCTCGCAGTACAGGAAAATCTATGAGGCAAACAGAGAGGTAATTGACGCGCACCGGGGCGGGCCGAACATGATTTGGCCCGGAGATGTACTTAAAATTCCATAAGACGGAGGCAAGCACATGGCAGATGGGATAAGCCTGCTTATATTTAAGGGCGAGAACGGCTATGACATTACCCAGCTCGTCGAACAAATTCAGTGGAAGGGGCGCAAGGGTTCCTCGTCGAGGACGCTAGACGTTACCATTCTGGACGACGAAGGATACAAACACGCCCGGAGCGGCATCGACGTGGAGGAAGGCCATCAATGCTTGTTTCGATACAACGGGATAGAGCTATTCCGGGGCATCATCATGTCGCAGACGCAGACCAGCAAAAAGCGGCTCAAATTCACCGCCTATGACAACGGCATTTATATGGCAAATAACAAGGACACATTCTGCTACGAAAACAAAACGGCCAGCGAGATTTTCCGGGATTGCTGCACACGCTTCGGTATACCCATGGGCGAGGTTGCCGAGTGTACCTACAGAATCCCGGAGCTTACGAAAAGCAAGACCACCGCATTTGACGCAATAGCAGACGCCTTGAGCCTTGACTTTGACGCGACAGGGATAAGGCACTTTGTTTCCTCCTCGGAAGGAAAACTGAGCCTCCTGACGCGCAGGGAGAATATTTTACAATGGGTAATCGAGGTGGGGGCTAACCTCGCCTCTTACTCCTATACCCGGAGCATCGAGGATATCAAAACGCGGGTAAAGATGGTCTCCAAGGAGGGGACGACACTGGCCGAGAGATCCAACAGTGCCATGGAAAAGAAAATTGGCATTTTCCAAGAGATCAACCAGCCGGACGAAAGCCTCTCCACAGCGCAGGTGAATGACCTGATAGACAGTATGCTAGAGGAAAAGAGCACACCAAAACGGACGCTGACCCTTGAAGCTTTTGGTATCCCGGAGGTCATTTCCGGGATAGGGGTATTTATCATAATCCCGGAGCTGGAACTGTCCAGAACATTTTATGTGGACAGCGACACGCACACTTTCAAGGGCAACAAGCACACCATGTCCCTCACGCTCACCTACGCAACCGACATAGAAGATGAAGACGAGGAGAGCGCCGAGGGCAAAGACTACAAGGTAGGCGATATCGTTCAATTTAAGGGCGGCTGCCATTATATCAGCAGCGCAGCGAGCAGTCCAGCAGCCAGCAATCTCAGCCCCGGCCCCGCCAAAATCGCCTATACCGCCAAGGGAGCGAAGCACCCGTGGAGCCTTATTACTGAGGACTGGACAATTACACATGTTTGGGGCTGGGTAGACGACGGCACATTCAGTTAGGAGGCGCAGATATGGCCGACGAGACCGAACAGACAAGCATTAAGGGAATGTTTCAGAACATAGTCGGAGACGGCGCGGACGTATGGCTGGGCATAGTGACATCTATCTCCCCGCTGAAAATCCAGGCTGTAAACGATGAAAAGCTAGTCATAGGGCCAAATATAACCTATGTACCACAGCATTTGACCGACTACACCACAGAGGTCACGGTAAATTGGCAGACTGAAAACGCAGGCGGAGGCTCGGGATTTGCCGCATATGCCTCGCACAGCCATGCCATAACCGGGCGGAAATCCATCACGATACATAACGGCCTCAAGGTCGGAGAGCGCGTCCACGTCCTCGCATTCAAGCACGGAAAGCAGTATTTCGTGCTTGGAAGGGAGGGATGATATGGCAGGGGTTTATATTCCCCTCCCGGTCACCAAGGTTGCTGAGGCGACAGAAAAGCCCTCCCTGACTTACCGCCTCGACCTTGAAAATGGCCGTATCGTCGGCAAGGTGGACGGGTTAGAGGCAGTCGAGCAGGCCATCCGCAAGGCAATTATTACCCCACGATTCAAGTGCCTTATCTACAACCACCAGTACGGCAGCGAAATAGAGGAGGCTATTATCGCAAAAGACGCGACCCCGGAATACACCGTAGCGGCGGCGGAAGGTTTTGTCGTTGATGCGCTGCGTCCTGATACCCGCATTTTGTCTGTTGAGAAATTCAAGACAGAGTTTGCGGAGGACGGGGCGCATTTTTCTTTCACAGCTAATACCATTTTCGGCTCAATCACAATAGAGGAGGTGATTTAAGGTGTTTGAGGCATACACATTCGATTACCTCATGGCCGATGTACTCAGCAACGCACCAGAGGGCATAGACACCCGGCAGGGCAGTATATTCTACGATGCAGTTTCCGGCCCGGTAATGAAGATTGCAAAGCTCTATACTGACCTCGACTTGATAGCTGAAATGACGACCGTGGCAACGGCGACCGGAGAAGCGCTGGACGCCAGAGCCGTAGAACATAACGTTAGGCGAAACGCAGCGACAAAGGCGAAATACCGCGTCAGCTTCGACGGCACCACTCCGGCCCTGGGGGAGCGCTTTTTCTACGATGGAGCATATTTTTCCCTCAAGCTGGACGAGGGCAAAGAGGTATATTACCTAGAAGCGGAGCAGGCCGGAGAAAGCGGCAACAACATCTACGAGGGCACTCCCGCAGTCCCGGTAAACAACATTGAGGGACTGACTGCGGCCACCTTTGGAGCCATCTATGAGAACGGCAGCGACGAGGAGAGCGACGAGAGCTTTCGCACCCGCGTGATTGAAAAAATCGCAGGCCCCGCAGAGAACGGAAACAGGCAGAATTACAAGACCTGGTGCGAGAGCATTGACGGCGTGGGCCGGGCGCGAATCTTTCCTCTATGGCTGGGGGAGAACACAGTCAAAGCGGTACTTATTGACACTACGGGAAAGCCCTGCGGAGATACAAAGGTGGCAGAAGTCCAAGAGTATATAGACCCGGCCTCCAAAGGTATGACCGTAACTGTTGGCGGGAAAGTCTATGTCTTTGGAGATGGCCTTGGCAACGGGGTAGCAAACGTCGGAGCACATTTTACGGCAGTTGGCGCGAACAAGCTCACAGTGAGGGTTTCCTTCAAGGCGGAGCTTGCGGAGGGAGCCACGGCGGACACAGCTAGGGCGGAGGCTATAGATGCCATAGAAGGTTATCTCAGGAGGCTTGTATTGAACACAGCCGAGGGCGAGGAGATTGTTGTGCGCATCTCGGCTGTTGGAGCGATTTTGAGCGGCCTTAAAAATTTGGTTGATTATAGCGCCCTGCGGCTGAACGGCGGCGACAGCAACATTATCCCCGGGGAAGACGACGTACCTGTGCTGGGGGAGGTGGTGCTTGAGTGAAGTTTTACAACAGGTACTACCAGAGCAGCTTCGAGGAGCTGCTTTCTTATTATCCCCGATTCTATCGGGATGTTTACGAAATGGTGGCTATACTCCAAGCCCAGGGCAGATTGCTCGATGGGCTGGAAACCAACATAGAGCAGACATTCCTCAACAATTTTATCCTGACGGCGGATGCGGCTACCATCAAAACATGGGAGAACATACTCGGCATTACCTACAAGAAGCCTTTAACGCTCGACCAAAGGAAACACGTCGTTATTGGCCGAATAAGCGGGTACGGTCACATTGGGGAGCCGGAGATACGCGCCTTGATTGCCAACTACACCGACAAGCCCGTGACAGTGGACTTTATGCGGGGTATCCTCTCCATCGTTATCACGGGAGAGGTATTTGACGAAGCTAACCTGCTTGATACGCTCCTGCGCCGAATACCTGCACACCTTGGGCTGAAAATGTCCATTCACATCCGAAAGCAGTACCGTCAAACTATTCCTTTCTCGCAGGGCGGAGCTGTTGGAAGTTACTTTTTCCTTGAGCCTGTCACGCAGGAGCATATCAGCACCACCCTTCCCGTTCCTGTATCACAGGCCGGAGCGGACAGTACACGGCTCACCAGCGCCCCGCCTACGCCTGAGAAGACGGCCAGAATGCGGTACAAGCTCTGGCAGGGCGGTACAAGCACCTCCGATATGGCCGGAGATACACCACAGGTGCAGGAAACCGCCAGAAAGCACGTCAGCGTGGCGCAGGGTGCCTTTGACAGACCGGAGATAGACACAGATACCCCGGAGGTCAAGGAAGCCTCCACGAGCCAGGGAAAGGCCGCAGGAGGGCTTTTCTGTCATACGCATATTAAATCCAAACGAATTGAGTAGGAGGTAAGAAGATGTCAAAATTTGAAGACGGCAGCTACCAGTGTTTGCCGGGGCCTGCACTGATAGCGAAAGTGCTGGCCGGGCGGTGCAAGATGAATTACACACGGGCGGCGGTCGGACAGGGAGCCATCCCGGAGGGCATATCGCCTAAAAGCCTCACGGAGCCGCCGGACTATGTAATGGAGGCGAAAATCGCCGCAGTTACGAACCCGGTGGACGGCGAGTGCCAAGTCACAGTACAAATCAACAGCGACGACGTGGAGAAGGGCTTCTACGCTATGGGTATCATGCTCTACGCGGAAGACCCCGACCTGGGTGAGGTGCCCTACACCTACCTCAAGCTGGAAGACGGGCTGGAATGGATTCGTCCGGCCAGCAGCGCGGTCGGCAAACTGGCGACCTTTGACCTGATTGCGGCGGTGGGAGCCGTGGACGCGGTACACGCCAATATCGACCCGGACGCTATCGCCACCTACGCGGCGGTCAAGCAGCTTATCGCGGACGCGACCGCTGTTATGGAGATCACTATCCCCAAAAACGGCTGGATGGACGGCACCGGGGAAGGAGAGGGGTTGGACGCGGAGGACGGCCACGGCCTCCACGTAGACATTCCCATTAGCGGCGTAACAGAGACTATGCAGCCGTCCTTGAACGTCCACCCGGCGCATCTTGATATAGCCAAGAACTGCGGGCTTTCCACCGCGACCTGGACGCTTGACGGAGCCTTGCGCGTCTATGCGGAATCGACACCGACAGCGGACATGGCCGCCACGTTGACGCTACTATGTGCCACTTCGGGCACAGTCAGCGGAGGAATGGCCTCCGGCGGCGAGAACTACGTCCTGCCTGCGGCCACAGCGACCCGGTTGGGCGGTGTGAAAGCGGGCGACGGTCTCTCCGTCGCACCTGACGGTACTCTCTCGGTCAATCCAGAAAAGATCATGACCGACGAAGACCTCGTTGATGAAAACGAAGTCGTTCAATCTGTTGCTAACATCCTCAACGGGGATGAAGCAAAATAAAATTTTTATCAGGAGGAATCCAAAATGAGCAAGAACATCACTACCAGGGTCACTATCGAGAACCTTGCCGCTGAACTCAAAAAGAAGTTTGCGGCGACCAACACCCGCATCGCTGCGGCCGAGGCGCAGACCGCTCTCGCGTTCAAGTCCCTCAAGGTAGATGGCAATACCATCTCCTTCTTCACTTCCGCCGACAAGAGCGGCACGGCGGCGGCCACTGTGGACTTCCCTGCCGAGTATTTCCTCGATCAGGCCAAGACCGCTCTCGTCCCCAAGTTCACCTGGGCCGAGGCTACTTACCCTGGAAGCACCAACCCAAATCTGAATAACAAGCCTGTTCTGGTGCTGGCAGTCAAGGGCGACGACGGATCTGTCAGCTACTCCTTCCTCAACATGGAGAAGCTGATGAACGTCTACACCGCCAAGGTTGAGGGCAAGGACGCGAGCACCACTGTCTCCATCGACGGCTACACTATCGACGTCGCTGTCAACATCAGCGCCGAAGCTGGCAATGCCATCATCAAGAAGGACGACGGCCTCTACGTTGCCTCTCCCAAGGTTGCCGGGGCCACCGCTGGCAATTTTGCGGGGCTGGCCGCAGACGGCAGCCTGACCGACAGCGGCAAGAAGCCCGGCGACTTCGTGGAGAAGGTGATTGTTGACGGCGTGGAAGATGAAGTCATTCACGTCAGCGACATCAAGGACTACACCACTGAGGAAATTGCGGCGCTGCTGGCCGACACGCCTGCGCAGGAGTAATCACCGCGAACAGGAGGTAGACCCGAATGGGGAAGAACATCAAGCTCCCCCTCGAAAAAGGGTTTGCCGCTCTTTGTAACCACATAAAAGCCATTAAGCAGACGGCGGAGCAATCAGGCTCCGCCGTCACTGCTTTGGCACAGGCTACGGCGGCAAGCCTCGAAGAAATTGAGGGCATTTTGAACGAGAAGCAGGACGCGGGCGAGGCGGATGAAAAGGCAAACGCAATAGTCCGTGCCATCCTGTCAGGAAGCGTCTCCATGCCCATTACAAACCGGGAGGGCGTAGTTCTCTGTACGAGGGGCGGAGATGAAATATACGCCCTCAAAATTCTGTAAAGGAGGGATTTTCTTGTTCGGTCACACCAACGCTCCCGGCTGTTCTGTGTCTGATGCTGAGAGAATGCTTGACGCTTTGGCCGCTTCAATCATGAAAGGCTGCATTTCAGCCCCGCTCACGACCTCCGGCGGGGAGGCTATCAGCGGCAGGGACGGCCAAGAGATTTCTGCATGGTCGATCTGCGGAGGGAAAAGCCCGGAGAACGCGAGCGACCCCACGCAGGGGGCTCTCATGTTGCTCTTTAACACGGTTGACGCTTGCCGCCGGGAATACCTGACGAAAATCCAAGAGTTGACCAACGCCATTATGTCCGGTCAGATATCCGCCCCTCTTACAAGCAGGAACGGGGCGGCCATTAACACGAGAAGCGGCACAGGTATCGACGCTTCAAAATATATCAATTAGTACCAATTAGGAGGATTTCAACATGATCAAGACTAACGAACTGCAAAAGGCAAGCTCCGTCCTCGGCACTGACAGCATTCTTGCCGACACTGACGGGGCGGGTACCGCGAGAGTGCCCTTTAACGTTGCCGCAGAGTTTATGAAGGACGTCTTCATGTCTGGCGGCGTCCCCTACGGCAAGGAGCTGACTGAAAGCTGGCCCGCCTTGCAGGCCCGAATCAAGGCCGGGAACTTTGCGGGCATACATATCGGAGACTTCAAGACCATCCAAACCACCAAGGGCGAGACGGTCATTATGGAGGTAGCCGGTATCGACCAGTATTACCGCTGCTGCGACCAGGAAGTCGGCCATCACGTCGATTTCATCTCCCGCGACTGTCTGGCAGGTACGGTGGTGTTTAACGACACCAACACCAACAACGGCACGGCGGCGGAGCCGAACCCCTGG